TCGTTATATTATTATTTTGATCAACTATTAATAAATGTGCACCAGTTCCGGCGGCGTTGTATCCATATAATCCTCTATTCCCAGTACTTGATGTTTGACTATATAAATAAATGTTACCAGCCCCGCTTGAAACTTTAATCTAGGGTTCAGATGAAGTATTAGAAGCTAAAAATGTCCCGGAAATTGTTGCATTATTATTTGAATCTAATGCAATATAGTCTGATGTAGATTTTGTAATTATAGTACCAAAAGCGCCCTTATTACAATATGCTAAATTACTACTAGTACCTGCATAAGCACCATTCCAATAAGCGATGGCATTTTTTGTTAATAGATATTCATTTGCCATAGCACCACTTACCCATTCAAGTGTACCACTAGTGTTTTTAGTATAGATAGCATTTAAAGCATTATAAATTGTAACCGCTCCATTTTTATACCAAAACATTGCTCGCGCAGTAGCATCAAAAGTAATTGCATTACTTGCATACGCACGTCCAATATAATAATAAATATATCCATCCTCTGCTTCGGTTATTGCTTGTACATATGGATTCCCGCCGGAGATAGGTGTAAATATCATACCTGATATTGTACCTTTTATATAAACTGGTTTGTATGCTGTAAAAGATGATATATTTGTTTCTGAACTATTTTTAATATTAATTGCATAATGAAATAAAAAGTTATTATTACCAGAACTGCCAGCACTAATTGCGCTACCAGCATATAATAATGGATAACGAATATCAAAAGCAGTACCACTGTCTACATGATTATAACCATTATCTGTTCCACCAATAATATGTACAGCTTTTATAGCTGTTTGCGCTTTAAGAGTATAATAACGTAAATACCATAAACCATCGTTTCCACTATCATAATAGTTTACTAAACGCCAGCAACCAGCCCCGGGGATAGTAGTAGTATTACTATTAGCTCTTGCAGTAGCACCAGTTGTTGGTGGAAATAAAGAACTAATTGTACCAGTAGAATCATATACTAAAGTAACAATTGAATTAACAGGAAACTATCCTGTTAATCTAGTTGTACTACCATTAATACCAACAGGTCTAAATGTTGTTCCATTATCAGTAGAAATATAAGTACCGTAATCATGACTTGCAACTGGTACTTTAATAGTAATTCTATCACCGTTTGTTGGAACATCAATACCTAAATTAAATACCCAACGCGCGCCAGTATAACCATTAGTTCCATTACCGCCAGCAGCAACACCAGTACCGGTAAGAACCGTTCCACGATAAAAAAGACCTGAATTTATATATTGGATAGAAGCGTTTTCTGTTGTAATATTTGTATTAAATGCTATCTTTCCGGTTAAACCAAAATTACCATCTTTTACATATAATTTATAATCAGTCTGTGTAGCATTTGTTTCGTTACCAATTTGTAAGCTACCGTTTCTATTAAATTGCCCAATTATAGTGCCATTGGATCTAAAAGAAATGCTTGAACCAGCTGGTTTATTTAATATTAAGGTGTCAGAACTTTCAACAGTTAAAGTTTTACCGCTACCATAAGATGTAATTACAACATTTTCATTTATCCCACCAGTAATTTTTAAACCACGAGAAACAAGCGTTTGTGTAGTTCCTGTTGATACTACTGCGCAATCATTTGTAAATGAAGTAACACCAGTACCCCCTCGCGCAACCGTAAGTGTACCAGATGTTTTATCTGTAATACTAAGGGTTGGTACATCTGCAGAATCTAATATGCGCCATGTAGGCGCTGCAGCGGCTGTACCTGAAGCAGGGCCTATTAAAATTTTATGTGGATCTGTAGTTGTAAGTCCAGTTCCGCCATAAGCAATTCCAATTGTTGTGCCATTCCATGTACCAGATGAAATTGTACCGACAGTAGTAATACTTGATAAATTTTTAGTAGTAATAATAGTATAAGTTGGACTATCTGACCTACCAATATTAACTGCTGGTAATTTAAATGTTTCATGATAACCTGATGGAGCTGTACGATCTACTCCGTCGCCTGCAGTTTTGGGACTATACTGTCGCCAAGCAAACTAGCCACCAGTTACATTATCGGCGTCACCAGAATCATACCACATTTCACCAACTGTATTTCCAGAATAATTACGTAAATATATATCATATGTCCAGCGAGAATGCCCTGAATAAATATATGATGCACCTTGGGTATATATACTACCCCAACGATATGTAGAGGTTCCTAATGTAGCAGTATATGCACTGAAAACATTTGTTTTATCAATACTTAATGCCGCGTAAGCGCTACCATTACTATTACCATTATTTATAATTAAACTTTTACCATCTGGTATCATTATATAACTTGGGCCATCTGATCGTGTAAAATATAGAAAAGTATTTAATTTTGCAGTGCTGGCTGTTAATACCCCATTAGCCATAGTAATACCTGTATTATGTTTTAATGTTGTTGTTGCTCCACTAGCCACACCAACTAAATATAAAGTATTAGTGGTATCAGCTGTTGTAGTTGCTGTTGTCGCAGCACCGCCAGCACTAGTGCTGCCAGCATAATTATGTGTATGATTATTAGCTGTATCCCAATATATATTAGTTCCATTAGAACGTAAAATATAGCCATTAGTACCAGCATTATATGTAGTCCCATTACTGGCTGTGGGAGCGATAATTGACTATAATTGTATTTTATTTGTATAGAGCGTATCAGTAATTCTGGCACTTCCCTATATTAATGTATCTTTTAACTGTGCGATAAGTCATCACTCCCGTCTTCTGCATATTCCCAATAATATCCATATGCACTTGGTCTTAATCCTCTGCATACATGTCCAATATGAGCCTATGCATGTTTAATCTTTAAAAAATCCATTGCTTCTGTTATAGAAGAAAAATATTTTATTTTTTCATGTGTTTGCTTATCACACATCCAAATTGCTCTACAATTATATCCTTTATGCCCTATACGACTTATTGACATACGCTATCGTGTTTCTTCTGACAATTTAACGCCTATGTGTGCATCATGCATTTTTTTACGTGTTTCTTCACTAATTTGTTTATTATGCTCTCCGCCATAAGTTAAATTATAACCATATGGAGTAATAGTATTATATAATTTTATATAATACTATTCTAATTCTTCCGCTTCTATTTGAGTTAATCCATCTTCTAAAATAATATGTTCAAAATTATCCCATCCATATTTTTCAATTGCACGATAAAATCGTGCATTATTTTTATATCTAATTCCATTTATACCCCAACGTTTAGAAGGATCTAATTCGCCGGTAATGCCTATGTATCTATGTCCATTTATTTTATTTAAATGGCAATATACGCAATATATTTTTTCCATTGTAATTCCTCCTTAACGCTCTATAAAATTACTAGATAAAAATTCTGATTTTCTTCTAATCTATGCTTTATTTAATTGTTCAACAAAATCATAAAATTTTGCTTGTCCTTGTCTTGTGATTTTTGCCATATAATTTGTAATATCATATAAACGTAAATCTGTTAAATATAAATCTGTTCCCAATGTTCCAGTTGAACTATAGCCCCAACCAAAAGTTAAATGTCTATATGATAAATATGTTGTATTGGCAACATAAGAAGAATAAGCAGAAGTACAATTTTTAGCTATATCATCATTAATTGTAAAAATAAATATACAATCTTTTTCACCCTAAAAATCAGAGGGTATACCAATATTGGTTATAATTGTAGGAGAAGCGTTTACTCCTCCTCCGCTCCATCCCATATTATTAGCCCAGCCCCATGAAGTTGAATTTGAACTTTTACCTTTAGCATGGAATGCCGCGAAATAAGTATGACCTTTCTATAATCCCCAATTATTATCTCTATTACTATCATAAGCTGCAATAGTATCGGTTTTTTGATTTACTAACTTTAAACCGCCCCACATAGTGTTTCCATCATTCGCGGTTGTAAGATTTGGTGGCCTATAAATATGATATCCCTAATCGGTTAAAGTGACTTGACAATTAGCCTATGTATATCTACTTAAACCATTTGTAAACTCTAAATTTGAACGACTTAATTCTATAGGGAATATTATATTAGATTGTTGTTCTATAAATTCAAAAGCATGTGTTGAACCAAGATTATCTATTTTCATACCAACATTATACAACTATTTTATGTCTGTGTCAAGTAATGGGGTACAATAAATGCGAATATCTGATATATTTCCTCCCCAAGGAGTGCCAATAGAAGTAGCATCTTCAATTGCAGCACGCCCGCCTACAACAAAGTCTGTGCAGTCTGTAAGATTATTTGAATTAGTATACGTATTTTTTAATATACCATCTAAATAATATTTATAGGTACCAGCATTATTTGTTACACATACATGATGCCATAAAGTCTTATCAACTGTTGTAATATTTGAATGCGCGGTAGCCTCTCCAACAAAACCAACTTTATTATCATAAATATATATACTAAATTTTTTATTAGCATCAGAACCATTACCGCGAGATAAACCACAAACTGTTTCATAAGCATTTGTAATTGATGACGTTTTTTTAAACCAACAACTGATAGTCCATGTATTAACTGTAAAATTAAAATCTGTTTTTTTAATATAAGAATTATTATTAAAATATAAAGAAGACCCATAACGAGGCGTATCAGAACTTATAGATAAATTACCTATAATTGTTCCATTATGATTATATCCACTACTATCTTCAACAATAGTTCTATCAATATTCATTTCACTATCTGCTGGGCACCATGCGGTTGCCGTATTGCCTTTTTCTAATTTAATACCACAAATATAAAAATTTTTATCTGCTACACTATTTTCTAGACGCCACTATAGATAAGTAATATCAGAACCAGTAATCTGTACAGTTGCCCAATAACGCTTCCAACGTGTACCATCATCAGTAGTTCTTATCCAATAATCACCCATTACCATAAAATTACCATCAAGAATAGTTAATCCAGTAGCAACATTTCCTAAATTACTTCTATGAATTGATCTAATAGTACCACCACTATCTACTTTACCATAAAAGGATATTGTAAATATATCTCCTTGAGTGCAAGGTATATTCTAGGATAATCCTCCCCATGTAGTACTTTTTTGTTTGACTACAAAATTTTGATAGGTTTCAGAAGAAGTGGCCCAATTACCAATACCATTCCAAGAACCAGTAAATTTTTCTGATCCAGTATATAAATTTAGATTACCAAATAATCCACCATCTAATTTATAATGTAATATAAGTCCCTACGCAATTTCCTTAACTTCCGCCGCGGAGAGACAATGGTCGTAGATACGGACGTCATTTTGCTATATATCTACACCATTATCACCAATCCAAAAATCTCCACGGCAATAATGAGTCGTTGCTAATGTAGTTTTTCTCTATGATAAAGTGCCATTAATATAAAAACATACTTCACCAGTATTATAATTAAAGGTTCCCGCGATATGTGTCCATACTCCAGGAGTAAAAGATTTTCCACTGATAGAATCGTCCTAAAACCATGTTCCTATTAATGTACAATTGGTGTAAAATTCTTGTCGTGATGTGTGGGTAGTACTACCATCAGTACTAATCCATCTAATACCATCTAACCAATTTGTTTCCCAAGCGATATTTACTTTTATCCAATAAGCGTATGACATTTGTTTAGCTCCTTGCATACAAGAAGCGGTTGAATTCGGTAAAATAGGCTATAATTTAGTTAAATGTAATGAGCTATTACCTATTTTCCCCGGCGTACTGAAGACATTCCCAGATACTAAATTAGTAGTATAATCACTAATCCCCTAATTTCTTAAATCTCCAGTTAAAGGAAGCCAAACTCTTAAACTCATCTCTTCTTCCTCCTTTTCCTCTTTTCTAATCGGTACTATTCCTATTGCTCTAATTCCTTAATTTCCGCAATACGAAAATGGAATATATTATTTTGGAAGAAGCAACTTTGCAATGTATAATCTATAAAAATATCTTCCAATAGGCCATCCTCATTTGAGAGGATAGCCATTGAAAGATTATTATCAGTTAATAAGTGATTTAATGCAGTGCTTGCATTAACCTCAAATGTTGAAGGGTTTAAACGCATAAGCCCCTCTATTAACGTGCCATTTGTTAATTGGAGTGTATACATTAAATCACCTCATTATATAAAGATGAAATCAATTGAATCATCGGTTGTATTATAAGTGGTATATGCTTTTTCCGCGCCACTAACATTCCAAGAATGACGAACTGCACTTAATTCACCGGCTGTTGTGGTTAAATAAACGCCAGTATCACCAGTTATATCTACATTCGCGGCGGTACCTGTGATTGTGGTTGAAGTACCTAGTAAGTAGGTTTTAGTTGTCGTGGCTAGTTTGGCGGAAATTTTAGAAGCGGTCGCGGCGTTTCCAGTATATTGAGTAGAGCTCACATATGAGGTTGTTCCACTTCCTAAATAAACTGTTTTAGTCTATAAATCTGCCGTGCCTGTGGAATTACCGAAAACAAATTTAGTTGGTATTGCGCGGCTATCTTTCGCGCGATAGCCAAAAAATATTGTTGTACTAGTATTTGTACCGCCAAAATTTATTTCATTATTGTTTTCTGGATATAGCCATATTGCGGCGACGCCGGCTTTTGTTGCAGTTGCTGCATTTCCAGTACAACTTCCAGAAGAGCCACTTACATTACCTGTAACATTACCAACAAATGTCCAAGTATTAGCCGCGCCTGCAGATAAAATCCATTTACTGGCTTTTACATCATATAGGCCATGGTTTTCATTAGCAGTACCAACGCCCCACCAATAATCTATAGTAGTACTATACGTTATATGTATTTCAGCCTAGTCACCAGAAGCATGCTCAATTAACAAATGTGGTGTTTTTAGTGTGTTAGTTGAAGTTTGGTAAACTAAGCTATCAGTATATGCGGGACGGCCTTCTGTATTATTACTATAAGAAATCCATAAACGGCGCCAGGTATCAGAGGAAGAAGCTGCATCGGTACTAGTAATAGCAGTTAATTTAGAAGCAGTAGTAGCACTATCTGCATTACCTTGTAAATTGCCAATAAATAATGGTGAAGTAACAGAAACTGGAAAACTTGTTGCTCCTGTTTGTTTATCCAATAAAACTGCTTCTTTAGCAATAGCATTTGAAGCATTATATTGTCTAACAACAATTTTTTCACCAGTTGCAGTTCCACCATCATCACCAGTAGCTATTTCAAATATCGTATCAGATTCAGAAGTACCTAAAATACGTAGCCAACCAACATCATTAGAAACGGTTAAAGCTGGATGAGCAAAAGCAATACCATCAGAAAATAACATAGAAGTTTTTGCAGGAAGCTATACATTAGAATCGCTAATATTACTATATACTTTTCCAGCACTAACTACCATTGGCTATAATGCATTTATCTCTAATGCTGTAAGTCGTTTACCAATACCTACACCGCCACTAACAACTAATGCTCCAGTTTGAGTTGTTGTAGAAGCAGTAGTATCTGAAATGTTTATTATATTACTTAATTTATAAATATTGTTATCACAATAATTAGTTTTAAAGGTAATAGTAGAAGAAGATGCAGTAGTATCATCAGTTACAGTTGCAGTAGTTGCTATATCTGAAACAACTACGTTTCCTATAAAAGTTGCTACAGGTATTCCCATATGACCACTAGAATTTATAGATAATTGTACATCCAGCCATAATCCATTATTATTAACTAAACGTATACTTTTTATAAATCCAACACGTGTACATTGTAATACTGTCATATTTACAGTTAATGTCTATACACTTATTGTTGCCATTGTTGGTGCACCAGTGCTCCAAGTACCGCCTAACTACAATATAAAGTTTGCGTATCCGCCACTTTTAGAAGCAATTTTACAACAACGATACCAAACATCATTAGAATAATTTGACCAAGCTCCACCTGGAAGTAAATTAATTTTTTGTATACGAATACCACTATTTTCAATATAATCGCCAGAAGTGGTTATATTATTATTATCATCAATAGTTGCACCACTATTCTATATTTGCCCTGCTGTACCATCAAATCTTACAATAGCCTTATCAGTAGAATTACTTAGTTTAGTAACAGCTCCAACCTATGTAGCTGTTGGTGTGCTCCATTCTCCTTTTTTATTTAACCACTGAGTAGTAGTAGAGTTATCAGTACCTAATGCCGCTTTTACTAATGTTCCATTAACTACTTGACTTGCAGGACGTCTATGATATGTTGTTGTACTAGTTCCGCCGCCAACGTATTGCGTAATTACATAATCGTTTGCAGTTAAGGGTGAGGAACCGGTATCTAAAGCATTTATTAGTGCATTAGCACTATCTTTTAATGTTGTTTTACCAGTACCACCATACGCAGCACCAACGGCAGTTATTGCGGTTATGACGCCAGTAGAGGTCATATATACTGGCTAAGTAGTACTACCAGTATTATTAGAACTAGTTGTAGCATGTGCAATCGTTTGCCATTCGCCCCATACTCCACTTCCAGAAGTACGATACCATAATCTACTGTCATTATCTGTTTTATTGCCTATCTAAAAACCATAATCAGCCTTAGTATTACCCGTAGCCCTACGATAAGGTACATTTAATATAGTATAATAATTTGTTCCGGTTGGACTACTTCCCGCGGCGGTGCCCTATGCAACATAAACACCAAAATCATGTAAGTCAGTACTAGCAGATGATGTTGTTTGCCATTTTAAATAATTAGTTGCTGTTTCGGAAGCCATTGTTCCTAAGCCTAAGATAGTACTTGCATTGCTGTCTGTTAAATAAGTACGATGATAGTAGTTATAATTATGAGTGCCAAAACTTTCTAAACTACCACCAAGATTATGAAATAAAAAAGTAGAATAACGAGGTAATTCAGTATTGCTATCTCGGTCATTGACATTATAAATGTTACCTAATATTGGCCCTTGAGCATTCGGGGACGTTAAACCAATATGTAAATTTGCATTCGCATAATTTTTAGATACATAAACCAACCAAGCCTTATAGAATTGTTCTCCACCAGACGTATAATCTGGAGTTATAGTACTATAACCAATAGTAGGAACATTATAAATACTTGAATTTCCAATTGCGTGAGCACCTGTATATTTGGTTAAGAAATTAGTTGTACCACTATTAATAGAAGCAGCAAGTGAATAACTAGTTGCTACTGGCTTTCCGTCAGAAAAATAAATAGGCTATTCCGTACCACCAGCATTTGAAGTTAGAGCTGTAGCGGTATCTGCGTTACCCTATAAAGCACCAATAAATTTATCAGCCTTAGCATTTCCATTAACTGTTAATAATGTATCTGGGGTGAGCGTTCCGATACCAACTTTTCCATCATGCGTTATTAACATACGGGTATAGGCGCCATTAGCAAAAGAACCTGTAGTCGCAAAATGTAATCTTAATCCATATAAACCTGAAGACTACCAGTAAATTCCGCCATATGAAGCAGTATCAGTACCTATTGTAATACCGCCCGCATTGCCATCATTGATTCCTGTCCCAGAACCAGATCCAACTGTAAAATGTAAATCTTTAATTGCAGTACCAATTTTACGATTAGTATCAATACCTAATGTTGCATTAGTGGTCTATTTAATAGTGTTAGACCAACTATTATCTCCACGCCAGAATGTAGCAGTTGTGCCACCTGTAGTAGATATTGTTGAAGCACTATCGGCACTAGTCGCATGATTAACTGATGCATTTTCATAAGTTGTACAAGCTACTACCTTACCATTAGTATCAATATAAATAGGCTAAGTAGAAGAACCAATAGAAGAACGCGAATCAGTATATAAGGCTTTTACCCATGGCTACCAATCCATCGTATTAACATCATCTACCTTCACTGTTTTTCCAAAACGATGATGAATTTGATAACTGCTATCGTCAATATAAATTTGATGTCCATAAGTAGAATGCCATGGAATATCAATAATCATACCATCATTTGAATTCAATGTATCATTATCGTTCATTACAATAGATGACACTTTCGCAGCTTGAATACCAGTACCATTGCCATGGAATGCATCAACTGCTTCTTTAGTAGTTAATTGTGTATGATACTTTAAAATACTAGCGGTGGCGGCATTACCACTCCAAGTACCACTAGTATCTAAAGTACTAGTCTTTACAGTAATAACTCCTTGAGTATCCTATGTAACAGACGACACAAATGTAGTCGCTGAATTACCACTTGCACTACTACTACTAACAGCGGTTTGTACTTTCTTAAATGAAGATTCGGCACCAAGTAATTCCCATAATGAGCCTGTCCATACATATTCAGCATCATTATAGATTACAACATCACCCTATGTTGGTGTATAACTATTGCCGCCAATTGTAACCGCGGCGGTTGTAAGCCCATCAGACATTGCAGTAGTTGTGGTTCCTTGATAACGAAGAGCGCTTGATAACCCAAGTTGCGCTAAAGTTACATCACCTGTTAAGCCTGCGATACTACTTACTGTATAGGTTTTATAATTTCCACTATCTAATAAATGTAACCAATTACCCCAAGTATCTGTTGCTCCCTATCTACGATGGATTCCATCAGCAGAAAAAGCCAATTCATGAGCATTTCCACCGCTAGAATCTGACCATCCTCGTAATCCAACTAAATAAGAATAAGTATCAGTATAAGGAGAATTAATTTTATTATTATATTTTAATCCCTAAAATATAAGCTAATTTTTATATGTATTTGGTGTAGTATTATCATTACGATTATCGCCGATTGTATTTAAGGCATAATGCGTGTGCGCCGCGGGAGTAAATGACGTTGGTTTTCCAGTAACTTCGCTCCATGCTGGCCATCTAGTAGCGGTCGCAGGCTTATCAGTAATATCGGTCCAAGCATAATGGTCAGTGAATACTGCATTAGAAGGCACACTTTTTTCAACCGTATGCCCATTTACTGTCGCAGCATCACCAGCGATAGAAATATCCCATGTTTTATTTGCCTTACCTGCTTCAACAACAATATCTTTAGTTTTCCACTAAAATTCACCAGGTTTCCAATCAGCACTACCATAATTATTTCTAATTCTTAATAATTCTTGTACAGTATCTGTATTAGAAACGCGGCCGACCGCCTATATTATTAATCCGCCATCTACTGCTGTACTATTGGCATTTGGATTACTATCAATTATAGAAATAATTCTTGCATCATAATTTGTACCAAAATAACTACCGTTTTGAGACAATTCTAATCCTTCTCCAAGTCCGGTAAATTTAATTAATGTACTTGGTATAGTTAAATTATTATTAGAATCAATAGCAATACCTGCCGCGCCAATTGTATTTGCTGCGGTAAATTTTGTTAAATAATTCGCAGTGCCACTACCAGTAATATTATTAGTAATAGATGGTGTTACCGTTACTGTCTAAGCAGTACCACCTAAAGGTGTCACTGTAAATCCATTAGTACCATCTTCAAATGTATAGGTGGTATTTGTCGCCGCGACAGTAACTGTACCGCCATTATTAGTAATACTTATATTATCACCATTTTTTAAATTTAATGCTGTTGTATTATTACCTAATATTTGCGTTCCATTTACTTGAATTGAACGATGAGTGTTTGTATCGGTATCTAAATCACCAATCAATTCCCAATTTGTGCCATCATATACAAAATTATAAATATGATTTGCGGCTAAAGTTCCTGCGGAAGGTAAACTTCCTCCGCGATATTTAATAGATTTGGCTGTTGTAGTATCCGTTCCAATCTATAATTTTAAATTATCAATCGCGGCAGTATTAGTAACAGTAAATTTTACGGCTACCTATACTCCCGCGACTAAATTAAAATTATCTATTGCCGCGGTTTGCTTGGTAGGGGTTGCCGCGGCTGTATCACATTTCGCATATAAGGTAGGCTCAATTAAGTGCGTAGTGCTGCCTACCTTTATTCTATCTATATAACTCACTTAATTCGCCTCCTTATTCAATACTAAGTGTTGCTTTGCTAATTGTTCCAAGTGAAGGTAAGGTTCCGGCTGTTAATGCCGCATCACTACCCGCTACAATAATTAAAACTCCATTAGAAACGGTAAAAGTCGCGGCTTTGCCACTATCGGTTGACAGAGTGGGGAAAGTACCGCGATTAAATCCAACACCGGTTACAACTGTTCCATTAGTATTATCAGCAGTTATTTTTACTAAAGCTGTTTGCCAACCATCTTGGCGTAAATATTTTTTTCCAGTACCAGTACCAGTAATATGGTCAGTTGTAATACCAGTTAATCCACTGCCATCGCCACTAAATTTTGTAGCATGTAATGTACCAGTACTTGGATTTGCATATATGGCATTATTTACAATTGCAGTTGTTGATCCACGACTATTAGTAGAAGTAATTCCCGCTGTTGCAGAAAATAATAATGGATATGAATTATTCGCGGTGCTATATGCCTATGTTACCGCTGTATTAGCAGTACCCGCAATAGTAATTGTCCCATCCGCGGCGGTTAAAGTAATATTACTGCCCTATACAAATTCTAACAACTCTGTCGCTGTTCCTTCACTTACTTTATATGTAATTTTTTTATTGGTTGAATCCCATTGTAATGAAGTAACCTGCGCGTGGTTAGTTACACTTCCCAAGCCAACATCGCTTTTTCCTACTGTACCCCATACAGGTACGCCGCCGCTGATTGTTAAAAATTTATTATTTCCAGTACCAATAGCAAGACGTGCGGGGGAATTATCTTCAGAAGCGTATATAATATCGCCTTTTTTCTACAATAATGTATTATGAATAACCGCACTATCTAACGCTAGTGAACTATCTCGTCCTAACATTTCCCATGTATAGGTTGTACCGCTTACACTAATACATACATATTCTGCTTCGCCCTAAATTACTACATCGCCAACTGCTGGAGCTACTGCTCCTGTACCCGTATAAATTGAAATACCAGCAGGAGTACCAGTAAAACCATCACTCATTGTGGTTGTAGTGCTACCCACAAAACGCAATGCTGAAGCTAGTCCTAAATTAGCGCGTAATGTTGCTGCCGCGAGATTACCACCCAAACTAACCGGACTCCCAGCAATAGTAATACTAGAATTAGCTAGCTTTGCGTTTGCAATAGAGCCTTCAAGCATAGCATTAGTTACGCCGCCTTCTTTAATTTTTATAGTTCCAGAACCAGTAATCGCGGTTTGAGTGTTACTACCATTTACAAGTCCATCACCAGGAGTAATGCTAGTTACTGTACCAGACTTAGTACCAGTAATTGTAATTTTTCCATTGGCGTCAGATTCAACAGTTACTGACCCCGCACCAATGATATTGTGAGAGCTACGTACGCTATTATCTTCAATAAGATTTAAGAAAATACTGTTACTAGTAGCAGTTCTAGCAGCATTAGCATTGGCTGTATTACTTCCGCCCACAATTAATTTTGCTTGATAATGTGTGTCTTGTGTATATGTTGGCGCGGCCCAAGTTCCGTCAGAACGTAAAAACGTTGTTGTCTAACTCTAATTTGTAATCGGCCCTGTAAATGCTAGTGATGCACGCGCGACTTTATTACCATTACTATTATCTGTAATAACTAACTTATCCCCAGATGCAATTGTTACATCATTAGTCTATAATGTACCATCAGACTATATATTGCCTAATGTCATGGCAGTAGAGCTAGCATCAATACCACTACTATTAATGACCCAATTTGTACCGTCAAATGTAAAACTAATTATAGAATTAGCTTTCCAAGTTTTTGCTCCATTTGGATTAATAATTGGATGTGCTGTGTCTCCACCAACTTTTAAAGTAAGTGTCTTATTACCAACAGTGTTTGGCTAAACAAATTTTACATGTACTGTCGCGCCCTCAGTAGTAGGAAATCCATCCAATGGAACTACAAAATCTATCTAATTAGTACCTTCTGTAATTGTTCCGGCGCCTGAAGTACCAGTATCTAATACGGCATAGGCCGTTGAACCAATTTTATAATAATCATCGCCAATATTTACTAAACCTATATATCCATTAGCCATCTTCAATTCACCTCACTTATATCTGTGACCACATCTAATGTTCCCAGTTCAAGTATAGGCGCGGCTCCATTTTCAATAATTAAATTATTACCGCTTACTGCCGCGGTGGTCATTACTCCTGGGTTCCAACTATTTATTGTTGAAATCTATGTTTTTGTTGCTGTATATTTAAAGTGAGATAATTGTGTATAACCAGTATTGGGTTTATAACAATATATCACATTTTTATCTAAATCAACATACAATTTATGTTCCTATCCAATAGGAGGAAAAGAATATCTATTTGCTCCTGTAATAATTATATCTTTTAAAACTTCCCCATTTATGGTTCCCGCGTCAATAAAAGGAAGACTTATTACGGTTGTCGCTCCGTCTCCTACCTTTAAACGAGAATAGGGGTGAGAATCATCAGCTGAATAAATGATGATCTCACCCTGTTTCGGAATAAAATTAACGGCTTTATTCCAATTAGTTTCAGTATCATTTTTCAACTGAATTCTCGTTTTTATGACTTTTTCGTTTGCCATAAAACATCCTCCCTCGGCATCATTTCAGCCGATTTATGACACCAATTCGGTGCTACTGCCGCAATCTAATATAACATATGTATTTGTTGTCTATACTATATCATCTATGTCACCCGTTTTCGCAATGCGGCTTAATTCTAATTTTTTATCGGTGGTTATATCTACATCTTCATATAATCCACCTTTTGGGACGCGCGCGCCTTTTATTACTTGTAAATTAAGAGCGGCGTCATCTATTGTTATTTTTACCTGTTTATTTTTATCTGGTATTTGTTCAACACCATTTATTATTATTGATTCAATTTTATTTTCATGCTCAGTATGGGGGTCGGGGGTTATTGTTATTGTTTTATTGCTATCAGGTTTAATTTCTTCTGTTCCATATACTATTTTTTCTATTATATTTACCTGCGCGCCAGTCTAAATACCTGCTAATTTTTGAGCAGACTAATCGTCAAATTCTTTTACCTAAAGATTAATTGACTTTGGTAGCTAAGAAATTTCGCTTGGACGTATTTCCTAATCATTTAAAAAAATATGTTCAATAATATTACGTTGAGCACCAGTTTCAATATAATCTAATTTTTCTTTTAACTCATCAGTAAAATCATTAGAAGTTAGTGTTTTACCATCAACCTTATCTACCTTAGTTAAAAATGTCTCACTTAAATTTGCGATTTTACTTTGTGATATATTAGCATCAGGACTAATGTCAGCATTCATAATACTACCTTTAATAGCATAACTGCCTTCATCGCCTAATAATCGCCAACGTCCTCCTGTCCATACAAATTCTTTAGTATCATATAATATAACGTCCCCTGGCTGTGCTTTAGAAAAGTTATAATCTGGAATCTATGGATCAATCGCACTATTATTATTAATTACAACAGTAGCCTCACCCACAAAATGCATCGCACCTGTAAGCCCAGCGGTTGCTGAATCTACATAAGCCTTTATTAAATAGTTAGGGACTAAATGATTATTATTTGTAATTGATTCGGCTATTGGTATTAATTTTACTTGACCAGTACCATTACCAACTAGAACATTATCTTCTGTTAGGTTTGTTCTACCAGTACCGCCTTGTTCAACACTAACAGTACCAGATATGTTTGTAAACGTAGGACGCGCTCGTTCTACAGATATAATGCCAGCATTTTCAGAAACAGAAGTTACAAAATAATTATCCCTGGGATTATCTGTATAATTAAGACGACCTATCAAAGTACGTGTTTGCATACCTGTTGCAGTACCTAAAGTAACATACTCATCTAAAAAAGACCCAATCCATTCACGAATTCTAATTAAATCATTTAAATCTATATATGTACTAGTATCTAGTATCCAATTACTATTTTCGTCATTTTCTTTATAGCGTAAATAGTATTTATTTTCATTATCTCCACTACCTTGGTATAACTAATAAATACGAGGAGCAATTGTTGCTCCACCAGTACCACCGCCAATTAGTCCTTCTACATAAGCCTACAACCCCTCTATTTCCTATGCATTATATGAAGGCTTATACGATTGTTTAGCCCAATTATATACGTCCGCGGCAATAGCCTGAATCCAAGGTAATTCTCTAAAATAATGAATACCGTCACCTATTTTAATACCAATGGCCGGCGGTGTATTTTCTGGCATAGAGTTAGATAAATCTTCTATTACTCTATTGCGTGGAAAAGCACAAACCGCGGCTTCGCCTTGTTTTAAAATAGTATTACTATTCATCCAGTTGCTATAGGTGTCATAGCGTAACAAAATACGAGTTTCAATCATATGTTCCGCCATTTAAACCACCCCCTTAAGCACTGCCGCCATATATAATAAATGTATCTCCTGTTGGCACATATAATTTCGTTGTTGAAACTCTATTAAGAGTCATAAATCCAGTATTAGCATCAACGGCGACGCCATCATCCGCTGTTGTAGATTTAACGCCGCCTAAACGTGATTCAGTAGCAATTTGTAATGTAAAACCGCCACTTCCGCCATCACCTGTTTCGCCAACCATGTCCCAAGCGCCGTTAATAACTAAATATTCTTCATAATAGTTTCCAGATGAAGAGGGCACCATATACATGGTATTAATATCTGCTTCTGCGACAGGTGGTAATTCTTCAACTACTGCCCTCTTAATGCCAGCGGCTTCTGCCACTTTATCATCAACATATTTCTTATTAACTGCGTCAGTATCTTCTACTGGCGGGTCGGTGATAGTAAGATGTTCAATTGCTTGACCGGCCGCGGCTTCAAGTGCTGCGATTTTATCTTTAAAATTATCACTTAAAGTAATTGAACCATCTTCACTTATATGTTTAAAATAAGAAGCATCTAATTTATTTAGATATGGTAAATGTTCCCAATCTAATACGCCATCGCCTATTTTAAGTAAATAAGTATCAGTTTCTAATCCATACTCGCCTTGTGCTAGAATTGGATTTCTCGTAAGCCAATTACTGGCGGTGTCATGCCTAATCTATAACGTAACTTTTACACTATTAGTTGCCATTAAGCCTCACCCCCATTTAATATTGTATTGGCAATTAACATTGCGTTCACTGGTTCATATCCATTATTCCAGTGATATAAGATTTTATTTTGTAAATCAAAATATAATAAATCTTGTTTCCCTTCTTGCGGGAAATTGGAATATATATCAAAAACAATTTCTTGTTTGTTATGTTCTAAGTATAGACCAAAATATTGCTTAAATTCATTAAGTGTTCCAGTATAGCCACTATTCGCGGCAATCTGATATAATTGTTGACTAAGAATACTAAGGTTATAAGTTTCCCAAGGATATACAGAATCTACGTTTGTTCCACTTGGATTCGGTAAATCCGGGCTACCATTTTTCATTAAGTCATTAGACCATAAATATACCATATCTAGGCTCGCGGCGTGTGGTCTAGGTGGCATAAAACTAGCATCATATTCAAGAAGAAGGTCCCGCGTGCGATGTCTCTCACGGCACATCTTGAGTTACCTCTCTAATTTCACATACTGGTAGAGAAAAAGCCGCGTAGTAAGAATTAATTTCTGTCGCATCTACTGGCATATCATTTTCTCCAATTCCAGTTGAACTTGAAACTTCTATTATTTCCCCTTCTTCTGTTTTATATTTCGTGGGTATATGATAAATTTTTATATCCCATAAATATTTTTTTGCTTTTAAATTCACGGTATCATTAGTAACAAAGTTGATACTCATGTCCGTTGCTCCGCTAGCTAGTATAATTTTTTTCTCTAATGCCACTGTTCTAGTAAGTGGGTCATATAAAGAGAAAACTGCTACGTCTCCTTCATCAACTGTACCCTAAACTGGAATTGTAAAAACACCAGTATCGCCGCGAGGAATAATTAAGCGCCTACGTATAAGTCTAATCATTTGCCTCACCTACTTTAATTATAAATTTTTTTAATTTTTTTATTATATTTATCATATAAAGAGTCTTGCCAATCAACAATTAATGTTATATCATAACCAATTGTTTCTAATTTTAACCATTCTTTTTCTGCCTATTTAAGTTCATCATCGACATCGCACAAAAAGCATTCAATTTCCTTCGCGGCGGCAATTTCACCTAATTCAGTTAATTCTTTATATAATGTCTATAATAATTCTTTTGTAGATTTTTCCCAATCTACCCATTGTTTCATCATATCTCTTAAAGCACTACGTTTAGTTCCAGTATCAACCTCAAACTAATTGTGTTTATACCACGAGCTAGGTATTACTTTTACTTCTTCAAACTATGAAGTTTCTATCATTTGATGATAGTGGTCCATATAATAATGACATAGATAATAATAATTTTCAGTTTCTTCTAAGAAATGATAATAATGGCATTTCTTATAGCCCTTGAAGCATAAAAAATTATATGCTTTTACAAAGTCTTTATGCATTTTTATTCCTTTCTCCATGTGGGAAGCCAAAGTGATGAAAATCTCGCTAACTGTCATTATTCTCACTCCTTAATAATTTAGTGCTACGCCGCGAAGCGTAGCACTAAATTTATATATATTAACAAAGTTTTGTAACAATTATATTAACATGGCCATCAGTTACACCGACATCGCCATTTAATACTTGAAGTAAAGTTGGGCTAGAAATGCAGTTGCAAGGGCAATTATTTGTCGCAACCTGCACTAATGAACAGAACTGGAAGTTCGCCGCGCCAGTAGTTGTAAGAGTCAAAGCGCTAATAGCTTGTGGTTGGGCTACACCATTAACATATAATTGAACAGTATTTTCGCCTTCAGCTGCGCCAGTGGCATATCCATCTACTTTAACTAGATAAACGCCACGCTGATTTAATTGAACGGTCGCAGGAGAAGCAAGGGTTTCAGCACGTCCTTTATCTACGGTGACATTATTAAAAGGAAACGCGGCATTCGCCGCGACAGTAAGATTAGAGCTATAACCTTGGAACATAATAATCACTCCCATTACATATCTTTATATAACGACATCATACCTTTTACCGCGGCAAGATGTTCAATTTGTTGCTTATGAAGAATATCATATAATATTTTCATATGTTCTGGTGGCTCACCTTTTTCTTTTTTGTAAGCCTCTATTATTTCTGTAACCGCTGGATGAAAATTTGTAGTAATATTAGCAACATTCTGGGTCGCGGCTTTATAATAATGTTCTGCAACAGCGGGATAAGAATCTTTATATTCTAATGCTTTTTTTGCATAACATTCAGCACTACAAATTTCTTTTTCAATATCTTTTGAAATATCTTCAATAATTTTCATGTGCTTTTTCCTCCTAGATGACAATAAAAAAAGAGGGACGTACATTGTACGTCCCTTCTTTTGGCGTACTCAATACGCTCTTTACATATTGCATCCACCGCAGAATGGACTATTTCCGGCGTTATAAGTCCAACCCTGTGGATAACGAACGACACCATTTAGTGCGTTTTGTAATTCTAATTGATTAATACGATTCTGCATTGCTTCCATCTTATTGTAAGCAATAGCATCAAGAATCTTCTGGCCAACGGCAGTGGTATTAGCATTAATCGCGGCGGTATTCATAGCGGCATTGTAATTAACGCCATCAATCGCGCGAAGAATGTTGCAACCAGTTTCATTTTCTTTGGCTAGTAAATTCGCCTGTCCAACTGCTAAGCCAGCAACATCACGTTGAAGTTCCATGTATTTATCACCGACATAATTTACTACATCATGATAAACCTGATTGGTGGCCTGAACACCGGCCATAGAAGCAGCATTTACCGCGGCTAAAATGTCACGTGTCTGGGCCTGTAAGTTCTGTGTGTCAAAACCATTTTGTACTTGGTCACGAGTAGCATACTGTTCATAGTAGCCACCGCGATTGCCGCCCCAGTTGAAGCCGCCACCCATCATAGCAAGGATAGCGAATAACCAAATCATTCCGCCCCAACCATTTCCGCCATTATTTCCATTAACAGCAGCGATATCCGCAGGAGTCATATTGTCCATAAATATCATCTCCATATAGTATTAATATATATAAGAATTACTTTACAGAAATTGCTTATACCTACGACTTGTTGCGCTATTATTTCGCTATAATTAAATTATACTCTTATGAAGAAGCATAGATATAAGCAGCAATTTCCTACTCTAATATATAGGTAGATAGATTATGGAAAAAATAATGTAATTTCTTTTATGAGAGTAAAAAAAATAAGGGATAACTTTCGTTATCCCTATAATTGATTTATTAAATTATTAATATCAATACCATTTTGTTGTGCCATATTACGAGCAATTTGTTCAAGGCTATTACCATTCTATAGCATATTAGAAATCGCGGCTGAATTAGGATTATTTCGTATTAAATTTGCTAATTCTGCTTGTGGGTCTTGAGCCATTTGAACCATACGCATCATTTGTTTTGCCTAAGCAATAGAATTATTCAGTTGCTATTGGCTGCGCTGTTGTGGCATTTGTTGCTGAATTGGCTCGTTTAGCATTTGACTTATTCTACTTGGCATTTATCCATTCCTCCACATTTGCTAATCTTGCTTCAAGAGCATCGTAATCAACTGGACCGCGCTCTTTATGAGGCGAAACATCCCAAGATGTAATACTCTTATTTCCCATGTTATCAGTTCTTATCCACCAAATAATATCTTCATTCGCATCTGGTAGCCAGATAGAACTATTAGGGCCGATACTAAAATTATTCGCATCCGCGCGCCCATTTAATGGTGGAGATTCATAATGCGGCAAATTCCAACGCTAAGTCATTGGCATTGGAGAAGGCATTTGCATTTGAGGCTGCATTTGCTGCCCATATCCATTCATAAAACTCATAAGCGTTCCTCCTCATATTTACGGCCGCAATTCGGGCAATAATGGCATAAGCGTAAATTATTACTGGCGTCAAAAAAGTATAATTCTTTTTCTTGCTTCTTTTTCTTATTCCAACAATAAGGGCACCCGAATTCTTCTTCTACTACTTGAACATCTTCATTTTCTTCTGTATACTTCATATAATACCTCTATAATTACGGAGAAATAATTCTCCTATATATATTTATTATATCACATAATATATATGTTTGTCAATTATTTAAGTATAATTATTCAATTACACGAAGAACATCAGTTTTAAATTCTTCTGGTAATTCTATACCATAAGTAATTGCGCTAATCTCTTCAATAGTTTCTAATGAATTTATATATGCTTTAAGTGCATTAAAATATGTAGTATGGTATGTTTTCCACGCATTTCCTGTACTTATTATTTCGTTAATTTCTGCGGCGGTATAGAATCTGCAAAGCTCACCATCTGCATGATAAGAAAGTTGTTCTTCTCCACGCGCGATTGCCGCGGATAAATTCATTAAATTAAGTTGGTCTTCTAGTGCGTAAGAATAATGATAAGTTCCATCTTCCATTTCAATGTCAAAACCATTTTCAATGGTTTTGTTGCATTGATAAGACATTTCTTTTATTTTTGAAGAACGAACATAATTAAGTGTTTCTATCTCTATTGGATCAACTGGCTCTTGTTCTTCTTCACTTGGCTCAACTTCTTCACGTTCATAATCAATTGTTTCTTCTATTTCAAAAGTACCTAATAAAATATTATACTCTTGTTCAGTAATCTAAATTGTCTAAATAGATATATATTCTAATTGTGATTTAATTGGCGCCATCCAGGTATCTCTATAAAATAGTCCGCGCCAAGTAATATATTCTCCTGTTACTTCATTCGCACGCAAGAAACTCTAAGTGACAGGAGAAAATCGAATAAAGCTATTAGAATTTGCTAATCCTACTATCTTATTATCCAAAATTAATTTATAGTAATTCATATACTTCCTCCTTTAAAAGGAGGGAGAGAGTAAACTCTCTCCCTCTTATATTAAATATATATAATATAATTCACACTTAAGCCGCTTGCACTTACATTATTGCCGCCTGTTAATGTTAATGTACCAGCAGAACTTATATAAACAAAGTTCTATCTAGTACCATCATGCATTATTGAGCGTGTCCAGTGTTCAACAGCACGCACCCAACCGCCATTGGATGTCGCAAAAATACCAGTATTTTCTTCAATTTGCAATCCATTATTTGTAATGTCTTCAGCACTAACATATATATAAGCCTTACCACTAGCAGAAATAAATATATCACCGCGTTTAATATTACCACTAATTTTATTAATTTCTGTATATATTGTTGAAGTAGCTGGTATTGTTGCACTAGTTACCCTAAATATGCGTAATTGATTGCCAAGACCAAAGCCAGGGAATCTAAGATTAAAGAACCGAGCTCGATTACTTTCTGACGCGACTGTCCAATATGGAGATGTTGTTGTATAGTTATAAACAGTAACGTTAGCATCACTATACCAAGTATATGGCTCTAAATTAGGATTATCTTCTTCAACGTCATATTCATTAGTAACGTCATTAGGTCCTAAAGATCGTGCAGAAGGTACAGTAACATAATCATATACTGTTCCAGGAGATGGTGATAATGAAGTGATAACAGAACCAGCATCGGTGGTAGCGATTAAATTACGATAATATACTATTGGTTTACATAGAATAGCCTACAATTCAGTTGGTAAACCGAATAAAATTCTATTATTACAAATATTACGAACATTACAGTTCTAATCGCCCCAACCAAAAGTTTGATTATTATTTAATTGAATTGATGATTGCACTACATTACTACACATAGAACCACTAAGTGGCATTAAACAAATAGAAGGCGTTGGAGAATTTCTTCTTAATCCACTTGTTGCATAATTTTCTAAATTAGCAATTCCATAAGTAACGTTTTCATGTGGCCAAGAAGCAATTTCGCGGCACTCACTTACACCAATATCTTCATCCCAATATTTAGCCCAATAAATAGTGCCCTATGCGCGAGCGGTAATTGATTTAATAGAATTATAATCCGCCGCGGTACTATTTGTTAATTGCCCAAATACTAGTTGAGAATCATTAATGTTATTTAAGCAGGTGATAGATTGCTCATAAACAGCCGTTGGCATAGAGACATTGCCATTATATGCAGAATAAATATAAAGAGTATCACTATTTGCTGGTTTGCGTAAAACTACTATATTACGTCTACTAATTGTTCCACTGTCACCAATGGTACAACTATATCCAGTTTTATTAAACATATCTCCGAAGCCAATCTTAATACCACCGCTACCACTTCTTAAATCATTATATAATGCTAATCCATTTTTTGCTCCGCTAGTACTATTTTCATAGTAGCAACCCATCAGTACTGCGGCTTGAATTTGACTATTATATGTAGCATTTTCATTAAAACAGAAGTCGATAGCTAATGTAAAGCCGTGGTCTCTAGAAGAAAGTGGCTGATAAACTGTATTTAAGACAAGCGCCGTACCTAAATCTGTACGGAAAATAGTTCTGTTAGAATTATTAGGACCTATAATTTCAGTACCATTTTTACTGCTATCATGTCCCATAGGAATAGTAAAACTAGAACCAACCGCTAATTTATCACCAATATAAGTCTTTTTAGTATTGGCATCAAGAGCAGAAAGCGCTAATAACTGTAATGGCGTTAAATTATTAGTATCAGCAAATAAATCTATTAATGCTACCGTACCCTTATCCCATATTGCAAATATATCGTAAGGCTAATTTGCTACAGTTGGCTAAATATTTATTGGAGATTTTTCCCATCCAGTAAATATTTCATAAGTAAGTTGACCATTAGAAACTGTCGCGGTAGCAGTATCATATTTTTCATGAATATCTACAATTGTAGGCGCAATTTCATCCTCACCGCCACCATACGGCACCATATTTTCACTAGTTTTTACTAAATCTCTTGGCTCGCCATTATTATTTTTTCTTAAAAACCATCTAATCTAATATTCTACATTAGATTCGATAAATCTTGTTTCAATAATTGTATTATCAGCTTTTGCTATTCTTTCTTCTTCCGGAATAGGAACAGTAGATCCCTATAAGCGCCAACCAGAATATGCAACATAATTATTCTATAAGCGTTCACCAAACTAGTATTGTTTCTATACAGTAGAATCTCTGGTGGGCATAGAATCTAATATATGTACATAATCTTGTAACTATTCATCATAATACTCATAAATATCTGGAATAATATCGCCATGTGAAATATATAAAGTTTTCAAGACTCTTGGCGCGTCTTCTCCTTCTAATGTATAATCATATTGATATATAATTTTATGTTTAGTTTCTTCATGCGCGGCATCAGTGATAAGATTTATAGGCCAAGTGTCTTCATATGTATCTTTTTCAACAGTAGACCAAGAACCAGTAATAGTAATATCACCACTTAAATCTAAATTCTTTCCTGCTTTTTCTAATGTAGATTTAAATGTAAAGAACGGTTCTAATGCTTGAATATTCTCAATTGTAGCAGAGGATAACTTTAATAAAGAAATTGATGACTCTGTACTTTGTTTGTCAATAATTATTTTAGCAATATTCATCCAATCAATATTTTCTGAATAGTCACTATCATAAATATTTAAATTAAATAATCTAGAATAATCAATTAAACCAGTATTATTATTAGTAATCTATAAATCATTTAATTTTCTCGCGCCATATAAAACCAAACTAGTCACCGTTGAAGGTAGATGTAGCGTTTCAACATTAGTATATTGTGGCAAATCAATACCAGTTATAGTTGTACCTGTTGCTTCTACTACTCTTAAATTATTAGCTTGATTCAAACTTAATCCGCCTGAAAGACTATGACAATTCTTTATATTAATTTCTTCTAACAATGGTAGTTCCGTGTCCTTTGTAAGAGGCAAACTAGTTAAATTAGCATTAATATATCCACTTGCATCAGTACCCATATCAAGTTTCTTTAAATGGTCTAAAGCATTTAATGTAAAAGAATAAGGATACATAGAAGCAAGATTGCCAATTTCTGAAATGCCGCTAAATCCATAAATATATATACGAGTTTCACCGAAGTTCGCTGATGTATAATCTGCAATAGGCAAAATGTAAGTTTCTCCCGCTTTGACTTTCGCCGAAGGAGTTGGACCACCATTACCAACAGTAACATTAATATACATATCTTGATATGGTACTAATTTTAAATCATAATTAGGTTTAACCGCGATATTAGGATCATCAGCATTCGCAGGAGTAATGACGTTAAATTCTGTTGTATTAGTAGAAACGGTAATATCACTTAAACGATATTTACTGTTAAAATATAAGCTCTAATTACGTATCCATTGACGACGTTGATACTTCTTACGACCCTACATCATTGCTGTTAAAAATCTAGGATTCTTTTTACCAAGAGTAATGGAGCCATCAATAGATGCACCAGTAAATGTACGAATATATTTACGTTCAATATCAAGACGCCAAATTTCTTCTGGGAAGCAATTTTGGAATCTGTCAAATTCAGAAATCAAATCTTCTGCACGGAAACATTTTTGTGCAGTATTCATAACTCCGGCAATTTCATCGGCAAATGTTGTTTTTAACCTACGCCAGAAAATAGAACCAGCGCCATTAAAAGCATAACCAGAAGTTGGTGTATTTTCCACACGATAATCATCATCTTCCTTGCCATATGGGAAAGAAAGCTGACCATTATTATCAATACCAGCGGCTGTATCCATATCATATGCCCACATATCAAATGCGTATTGAGTACGATATTTCTTATTAGAATCTATTGTTGCTCCAGCCTTATGCCAAGTAGCACCATTGTCATCAGATTCTTCATAGACATGTAATAGCTCTTTTACTGGACGAGAAACTTCAATGTAAGTTCCGGTCTTAGCAAAGTGCCAGAAAGTATTTTTAGCGCGGTTATCCATCATCGTATAATAATGAGTATAAGCATAGAAGAATTCCATTGCGCTCTTCACAATCCATTGAGATGCTTCTGCTTTATATTGCTATTCTGTGGCGGTTATAACCCACTCATAGAAAGCAAGCATTACGTCATGGTTAAGATCAAATTGTACATCGTCTTCAGTTAAGAATGGCTTTTCTGCCATTGTTTCTGTGTCAGTATTAGGCACATCGGTAAATTCACTTGTATCATTAATCAAATCACCATCACGATAATCACCGCGGCAAGCATAACGGAATTCAAAGGAGTGGTCGCCATCAAACTCTTCTTCAATTAATGTCTTATGTTTTCTATTTAAATACTCGCCGTTTAGCTATACATTCCATTGACTTGGTTTAATTGGGAACTTATACTGCATTGAATTTGGATTAGTACGTGGAGCAAAATAAGGCTCTTCATCTTCTGTCCAATTGGTATATGGAGCTGCGCTCCATTCTGCATCAACCCATACGCCAGTAGTTGCATTTGTCGCAGAACAAGTATAAATAGTGCCATCTTTTACAACAATATTGTTTTGGACATACTCACCATCTTCTGTCCAAGCGCGATAATCAGTTTCAATTGCCTCGTGTCCATTATAATCGAAGACACCAGATTGGAACTGACCATTGTTTGTATTATTATCTGAGTTTTCACAAGTAAATTCATTAATATCATCAGGATCATAAGCACGAGTATAGTCTGTCTTTTTACTATCACCAATATTACCTAGTGCATAGAAATGCCAATTACAATCATTAAATTCAACATGCCCTAATGGATTACCATTTTCATCTGTCTAATTTTCACGTACAAATAAGACCGCGGGAACAAATTCCATGCTATTTTTAACTTTTATTTTAGATGGATCTTGCCCAAGCGCACTATAAAGTCCACGGTGTTTGGCAATCTAATTCGTCTATGCCGGTGAAGTATACACTAGATAATCATCAAAGCGTTTCTAGAACAATGCATTATTAACATTTTCAGAAGAAGCTACATTAACTTTTAAGTTAAAATAGTTATTTGGAACAGAGGTTTCAGTTAAACTAACTTTACAATTATCTCCTTTCCAATCCTCGCAAACTTCTATTGCTTCTGGCTCTCTGGTTGGAACCCATGTTTTGGTTTCTTCATTCCAAGCAGATGCATCTTTACCTATATAAACAGTAGATTTATAATCTGGATTATCTTTAACTTTGTAAGTGCCCATATTTTTTGATTTAGTAGGCCAATGTTTAGCATCCACTTCAAATAAGAAGTCAACATTTCTTGCGCTTTGTCCATAGTTATCAGAAGTAGTACCCTAGCCGCTATGGAAACCATTAGTAAAGAACCAGTTATCAGCGTCACCACGAGAAACATATACATTACCGCCTTCTGCATGAATACAACGAAGCGTACTATTCATTACAAAATCTTTTTTACTTGTGGTAAATATAGGTGTATCTAACATTAATACTTTTACATCTGGCATCACTTCTGCTAATTTAATAGGATCAAGTGTCGCGGTTAGAGAAGGAGATGGGAAATATCCGCCTTCGCCTTCATTTTGTGTCGGATCCCAATAAATACAATTTCTATTATAACGAGCCACTTTTTCATCAATATCGCGGCCATCTGCGATAAAGTTCTGTAATATATTCGCAGTACTTAAAGCATTATTATAAATACGTAAAGAATACAAATAAACATCGCAATTATTAGAACCAATACGAATAGTATTGTTATGCTGTAAACCATCGCCGCCAGTACCTAATGAATATGCATAAACCTTACTTGGTACGCCATCTTCATAAGACATAATGAATTGAGAAGCTGCGTCTATATTAATATCAAGCTCAATTTTATCTTGTTCAGAATAAGATAAGTATAGGTAAGAATCTGTCGCGGCGACAGTAGTACTAATTTTTCCTATACTCTACCAAGAACTATCTACTTTACCCTTAGAAGTTAAGAACTATGTGTGTGTATTATCCCATGCTTTAACGCATTTAAAAATTATTTGATGATTATCTTCATCATTTTTATCCCATAATACAACAACATCATTCACAGCATAAGCAGTATTTGGTTTCCAAATATTATAAACAGTACCATTCATACTAATTTGGCCATTCTCATCTGGTTCTATATTTACATTTTCATCTACCGCCCTAGTAGTTTTTAACCAACCAGAGTGTACACCTAATTGTAGACCCACGTCTTTATCGTACATTTTATCAACGCTTTGTAGCCAAATAGCATCTGCCTTTCGTACGGCCTTTGTCTTGAAAACTATCTTAAATTCTCCGCCCTGTGATAATATATTCTTATTATCTTTAACCGCGAATAATGGATAATTTAAATCAATATAGGTGCCGGCCTTTATTACCAATGCTTTACCGTCTTCTTCTTTCTTATAGCCGCCACCATTTACATCATTAGACCAGTTAAAGTTGCTAGAATCTATGAATTTATATTCACTAGAACCAACCTTCCAACTCGGTAGACGATTAATAGAACTATTTTCTAATGTCGCAGGATTAAAATCAATAATTGCGCCATCAACAGGAGAAATATCTATATCTAATTGTGTAATATTTAAAGCAGTAGAAATAGTAACATCATCTACTTTAATTGTTACAGTGTGCGCACCTTGCTCAGTTGCTAAATAAGTTAATAGCCCGGTATTAGTATTATCTAATTTAACAGAACCAAATGGAGTAGTCTTATCATCAAGATAATATTCTACATCAATTATTGAAGCATCTTTCTTATATACTTGATATGGAATTTCAATAGTAGAATATTGCTGTGCAGTGATGGTTTGCTCATTATATGGTGAAGCTAAAATCGTTGTACCAACTTTATTATCATACCATATATATTCACGAACTAAAGGTTCTGTTGTACGTTTAACTCCGCCAACAATTGCTTCTAAATACATTTCAATCTTATGCGCACCGTGCTCTTGTGCTGGAATTGCTACACTTGTTTCACGTCCAGAAGTACTAGAAGGCAATGTGCTAGTTATTTCATGTTCAGTATCACTATCTATAATTACGTGTAAGGTTTTTGTCAGCGCGCCAAAAGCGGTATATGGAAAATTATAGGTTTCTGTACTAGAAATTAACTGTACGTCTGGTGCACTAGATTCTAGGTGTAAATCAACAAGTCTTACTGTCCAGTTTTTGATCTGGGAAGTTCCTTCGGTAGTTACTACTAATTCAAATGGAGTAGTAGTAGTACTACAATATTTAGTAATATCAAATTGCATATAACCTGGATCGCCGGGTTGCATGTTTGTTGCTTTATAGGCGCCGCTAGGAACCGTTCCTGTTGCTATTATTGTATTACCAGTACTTAATACATACTAACCAGAACTTGACTCTACTGGTTGAAGTACGCCATTATCATCTAATTCAGTTGTATGGTATGCATAAAATGCTTCTAATAATACTGGGACCCCAGTAATTGTTTCAATTGTCTAATCACCGATACGAGTTAAACGTTTGACTACGCCACCCGCTGCTCCACCGCCACCGCCTTCGGGTAATTCAATAAATTGAATAGTGCAGATATTACTAATTTTTTCCCAATTAGCCGCATTCCATTCTGCATCTGCATTGGCTGTTATACACTTATAAGCATAACCATCATTAGCCACAACTTGCGCGTCAACAACGTATGAAGTAGATGGTTTCCATGGTAAAATATCAGTTAAATCTGAATCAATATTATTATTATTTTCATCATAATCATATTGATATACTTTTAAATAATATTTTTTCTCATCTTCATCATATACTTTTTCCATGTTATATCGTTTAATTTTATTGGTGTCTATTATTTGGCCAATTTCAATAAGACTTAGAACTGGGTCTGCGCCTTCTTCTGCTGTATTTACATAACGATAGTGGTGCCAAGCATCATTTTGTAAAACATAATAATCCTTATTGGCTTCCTATGTTGCAGAATTAAATGCTTCCTAAGTCATATACTCCGCGGCATTATTATTTCCAGTACCGCCGCCACCGCCTTCGCCATTTCCACCACCACTAATTAATTCCCAATTATTATTAATATAGCGCCAGTAAAAATATTTACCTTCATCATCTTCAATTAAATAATCACATTGGTCGGAAGGTTCTTGTAGATTGGGTATTTTATTAGTATAGTTGCTACCACTATCAGGTTTACTAATTACAACAGTATCTCTTCCACTAAGAGTAGTAACATCACTAGCATTAGCCTTTCCTGCTAACGCAGTATTCATATCTGCTGTATTGACTTTACCCGCAAGTGCGGTTTCCATATCACTGCTATTCGCCTTTGTTGCAATTGCTGCGGCGACAGTATTTGTACTATCAAATCCACTACCAATAGATGCTTCAATAGCATCAATATCGCTTTCCGCGGTAGTCATTCTTTGTTTTAATCCAGTGTCTTCTGTATCTAAGGTTTCTAAATGAGTATTAATTGTTTCTAATGCTGCATTAACTGTTGATGCTACCGCGGCGGCATTTGCTGTCGCTTCAACTGCATCAAAACGAGCATCAATTGAACCATATGTATCTTTTGCACTTGTTAATTCACTTTCAATATTAGCAATTTTTCCTTCTGCGGTGCTAACACGCCCTTCAACTGCACCAATTCTATTTGGTATTGTGGTACCCGTAGAAGTTTCTAATGTTGCTAAACGCCCCTCAGCATTAGAAAGTCTTGTTTCTTCATCAACAAAACGCGCATTTAGATTCTGACGAGCAACATTTAAATTATCTACTCCACGTGCAGTTTCTATTTCACTTTGAATACTATTAACGTCTGTATGAAGACTAGAAATATGCTATTCTACACTCTTTGTATCACCTGTTATTGGTGTATTCATTCTACCCTTTAAAGTTGCAATATCAGTATCTTGGGTGCGATTAACAGTTTCTATCGCGGCTATTCTGTCAGCTACGCTTTCAGAATTACCTTTCGCTAGATTTAAAGCAGAAATTGCAGCATCCGCTGTATTTTGTGCTGTTGTAATATTACTGTTAATAGTTGTATCAGCACTTTTATACTCTCTTTCTACTCTCGCCGTTTCAGAACGCATATCAGCAAGTACCTAAGCAAGATTTGGTCTAGGCTCTGTATCACCACGTGCAGCATTTACTTGATTTTCTACACTTTCTAGACGAGTGGTCAAAGCGCCAACATTAGTATTTTTAAGCGTTTGAATATCGCCTGACATGCTACTAAGACGTTGACTTATAGGACCGCCATTATTGACATCAATATTACCAACTTTATTATTCAATGTAGATATATTAGTTTCATTAGCATCCGCTTTATTTGAAGCGGCTTCTATACCATCTTCAATATTCTACATCTTTGACTTGGTAATTGCTTCTTTTATGTTCCAAGTGTGTTTATCGTAAGCCATTCCTTTCCCTCCTTAAAATCTCGGCAATTAATGCCGGTTATCCTTTTGACACAACTTAAAAAAGTTGTCTCTCTATAAAAGTAGTAGTAGAGAATGAGGTTAAATATCCCATTTTAAAACTTTTTAATAGATTTCGTATGGCATTTTATCACTAAAATATAAAGGGGGTGGTCCCATTGAAAATTAAAGTAAAAATTACAAGGCAAGAAAATGCCACTTATTTTAATGCAAATATAAATGATATTGTTGAAGTAGAGTTTGAGGAGTATGTCGCGGCAGTTACCGCCTCAGAAATAGGCAATGGCGCATTAGAAGCATGTAAAGCACAAGCAGTTGCTTGCCGCACATTCGCAGTTAATCGCGGCGTATTAAGTGGGCACGCAATTTCTGATGCATCAAGCACCGCATAGGCTTATCGCGCAAAAAGATATAATGAAACTAGTTATCCCAACTGTATTAAGGCGGCGCAAGAAACAGCTGGATAGGTATTAGCATACGATAGAAAACTAATCTCCGCCGTATATTCTGCAAGTAATGGCGGCCGCACGGTATCTGCGAAAGAACGCTGGGGAACTAATTATCCATACTTAATTGAGTAGGATGACCCCTGGGATGCTGCCGCGACTGATGGTGTAAAAACTGGTCATGGCGTAGGTATGAGCCAGCGCGGCGCTAGTTATGCGGCAAAACATGGCGTAGATTATAAAAAAATACTATCTTTTTACTATCCAAATACTACTTTACAATATAATTATGGTCAAAGTGGAGGAACAATTATGAGTGAAGTTACAAATAAAGTTGTTGAATTAGCTAAAAGTTTACTTGGCTCTCCTTATGTATGGGGAGCAACAGGAGAAAAATGTACCCCAACAAATCGTAAGCGCAGAATGGCATCGGCTAAAATATCTGATGTAAGCCGCGCGAATATAGAAAAGCGTTGCCCAATATTAAAAGGCTCTGCCAAAACTTGCGCAGGCTGTAAATATGAAGGCATGGACGAATATGATTGTATTGGATTTGTGAATTATGTTAATAATACTTGTGGTATTAAATTATATGGACTTGGCGCGACATATCATTGGTCCACTAAATCTAATTTTGTGCGGCAAGGTCCTATTGCGGAGATGCCCAATGTTGTATGCTGCGTATATCAATAGAAAGAAGGCAACTGTATGTCTCATATTGGTTTCCATATTGGAGATGGAGTTATAATTCATTGCAGTGGTAGCGGCGAAGTTAAGTATGGAAAAATTACTGATAGCGGTTGGACGCACTATGCAATTCCAAAAGGATATTATACAGAAGAAGAATTAAAGGAGGCAAAAATCGTGAGCACACATGGATTAACAGTATTAAAGAAGGGTATGCGTGGTAATGATGTATTTGAATTACAAGTCATGCTTAATACTCTTGGTTATAATTGTGGCGAACCAGATGGTACATTTGGTAGTAAAACAGACGCGGCTGTAAGAGATTTCTAGGCTAAGAATAAGATTTCTGTTGATGGTAAAGTTGGACCTGTTACTATGACATTAATTGAAAAATTATATGATGAAAAGACTGGTGTAAAAGATGATGAAGAACCACCGGCGGAAGAAGATGATGCGCCGGTTGAAGACAATAGTGAATTGTTAGAAGTATTTGAAAAACTTCAAGCACAACTTGATGCGATACAAGCGCAATTAGATGAATATAAACATTTATTAAACAAATAAAAAAAGAGGGGAGCGTAGCTCCCCTCTTTATTTTTTTATTCTTTTTTACCAAGCATCTGTTCAATTTCTTTTTCGCGCTTTGCCGCGTCATCTGCTAGTCGCGAACCATAGTTATTAATAACACCAACAAGCTGGTTAAACCAATTATCAACTTCATTTACATAGGTTTTCGCGCGCTTGAAGAAAGCACTGTTTAGCTTTTCCTTTGCCTTATTGAACGCAATCTTGCGACCGAGCTCTTCATTCCACTCATCGCCAGGAGCACACCTCGCAACACCGCTATATGAATTTTTTAGATTATATTTACCTTCAGTATAGACTGCAATACTATCTAGATAATTTTGCTGACATAGACGATGACTCATATAATCAGAAAAGTAATTCTTTGTTCCATTAATAACACAAATAACAACACGTTCATCTTCCTTAACAATATACTGTACATTATAACTCATAATTAAATTCCTTTCTTATCAATTAATTTTTCAAATACTAAACTATCTTCGGTAGTGTAGTGGATATATTTAATACCCATAGAACGAATCGCTGCCATACAGGCTGCGCACGGCTTAGCGAGTGCGAGCTTCCCATCACGCGTTTCACGGTAAATGTAGATATGAACGCGCGAAAAATCAATATCCAAATATTTAATTTTTTGAAGCGCCGCAAGCTCCGCATGAGTTTTAGCGGGCAAATAATTATTGCCGCTTGCTTTGTAACGATAACGATTAAACTTTTCTTGTGATGGATGAGTCTTATCACTGTTAAAGCCGCCCGCGAGGACAGTATTTTTATATACTACAATACAACCAAGTCGCGGCTTTCCGCCGCCCGTGTAGTCCGCTTTCATACTCCATTCGCGCGCGACCTTAAACAAGTGCGAGTCATTCATTACAATTTTCCTTTCTCATCATTCGTATAAGCTATTATGCCACAACATGGACATTGCATATAATAGAAGACATCATTATATTGACTTCCGGCTGTATATTCATCTTTTCCGGCAGTCCATAGACAATGGCAATACAAGCATTCAAATTTACGAGTCCTATTTAATTCAATTTCTGCGAGTTGTTTATTGCCTTGACGAAGTATATTCATAGCAACACCGTCTTTTATTCAGTTCATCAATGTCTTTTTGTAGCTCTTTAATTTGTATGTCAGTAATAATATCAAGCGCGATGCGTAAATCCTGCGGCGACATATCACTTTCTATGAGCGCCTACTTAATTTTTTCAATCATTCTCTTCTTCCTCCTTTTTATTTATTATACTACAAATTCCAGTATTAGTCAAGTTAGAAGAAGCTAGAAATTCAGCATCTAAAATTGAAATATAATTCGTCATTTCGGCGCCGCAAAATGGACATATATATTCTATTTCTGGCGGGCGCATATAGCAATTAGAACAATAATAATATGGATTATGTACGCCATTTCTTTTCCATTCCGCGACCATAGATTATCTCCAAAATTATATGACAAATAATTGTAAAAAAGAAAATACCCAAGCAAATTAATATAATTTTAATGTCCAACGCCATGCCAACCACACTCACATAAATAATAAAATTGGGGTGGGTAAGTAGTTAATACAGTGCTGCGGTCGCGGTAAATGTAGCGACCACACGCTGGACATATAATATTGGTTAGTTCCTTACCATCCACATAAGATGGCGGCTGCGCGACATAATCTTCCCAAGTAATATCAGTTAATGTACGATCCATTTTTATTCTCTCCTTCCAATCGTGGCGGCACTAGATAATAAATATTCTTATGATGTTCATTCGCATAATTAATCTCGGACGCAGTTGAAGAACCGATGTAGCCGCCTGGATTAATTACATAGATTGATTCCGCCATATCAATCTTGCGCTTATGCATATCATCAAGCATATCTTTATTTGCTGTGATACGCTCTGCTTCTTGCTCTGTTTCATAATGTCCAAAGCACCCAACACTAATTACAATATAACCTGCGAGTGTTAGTTCTTTTTGCATGTACATGAACATGTCGCGGTAGCGGGTACTGCCGCATAGGGTAATGATAGGGTACTTTGTTTTCTTTTCTGGTGGCTGTATCGTAGGCGGGTCAAATACATAGTTACAATGTAAGCACATTAGTTTCATAGTAGAACTAGTCTCTGTTGTAACGTTACGCCATACTACCCTATCATTATGACATTTTGGACAAATTGTATTTGAATATGTATATGATTCCATTTTTATTCTCCTTCTTCCGGTAGAAAAGCATCGCGCGGGCAATAATCTGGTAGTTCAATTGGTCCATAACAAATGCCACAGCCGCGGCATAATTCCGTTTCCGGAACATCTGGTGCCAAATTATCTGTACATTCATTGCGCGCGCAAACGCGACAAACACAATCACCGCATCCAAGGTCTTGAAGCTCACCATACGGAATAGTAAGTTGAAGAGTTGGCGCAACATAACATTTCTTAATTAGTGCTAGCGCGTCTTGCTTTAACTCTATACTAGTACAACTTATATCTTGTTTATAATATGGGCACTCATCTGAACAGCATGAGCGCCCGGGTTTAGAACATACTTCTAGTCCCTTAATAATATCTTCATTACTTTTCATTCCCACTTAATCCTCTTGCCACATGCGCCGCAGTAGCATGTATTGATTCTTTTATATACCGTAAGACCGCACGCGGGGCAGTCACCAATCATATCAGTATGCCCATAAGCATAGCGCATACCTTCTACTTTTTCTGGTTCAACAAAGCTGCGTTCATATGCTTGCCGCATACCGTGGCAAATCTCATCGTCAATTGAAGTACAGAACTTACCAAATGGGGCACAATTTCCACTTATATCCATTAGTGGACAACTATCTTTTTCAATATTCATGATATTACCTCATGCCACTCAATTTCAATTTCATTTAGTACTTCCTCCTTTAATTGTTCTTCAATTTCCGCCGTGGTCGCATCGTCTTCAACCCAAATAGTAGTCCACGTTCTTGCGCCATCAAGACCAAAATAAATGGTAGCATCAATTCGCTTCATTATTCCCAATCAAGCTCCTGTCCGCACTTGTCGCAGAAATGCTGTGAGCGTACCACGCGCCCACCGCATGTCGGACAAGTATTATAATCAACAATGCATCGCGTAGCATCCCAACCCCGGGGTGTACAGTGGATACAGAAGCTATATCCGCAACGATTACAATAAGGACCATTATGATATTCATACGCCATCGCAAACTCATCAATTTTACCATCCTCATCTCGTGCCCAATCATGCTCGGGGAACTCTTGGTGAAAGTGAACAACTTTTTTCGCGCGATTAATAGTTGGTCTATAACGCATTACATCACGGAAAGCCTGTGTTGAATAATATGTTTTTCTATCTTTATCTACGAATACATCTGAATCCGCGGCTTCTAATGCCGCGGTGGCTTCTTCGTGCTTTTGAAGCCACTCATCAAAAGCATCAGCATCAATTAGTCGCATTCCATTGTACCACCTTTCCACAATTTGAACAATAATTATCACCTGTTACATTATTTCCACAATATCCACAATAATAAACATTCATAAAATCACTATGTACGTCCATTTCTACTACTTTTTTAGGTTCTACTGGTGCATCATCAATTAATGGACAATCTGGCATACGCTTTTCGCGCGTATTAAAATTATATCCGCGCGAAGTATGCGTAATGCGGCAAGTAGGATAATCTCCCATTTCATCAAGTGCAAAGCAGTCGTCACAACATCGCGGCATTTGTATAATTAATTTAACCATATTTTTCTCCCCAAGGAACAAAATCACGATACTCTTTTGATGGTTCGCCTGACCAGAAGCGATAATGTACATTATAGTCTGAACTTTCCGTAATTTCATCTAAAAGAAAATAGTCATCATCATTATAAATACTAATGAAGTCATTTTCCTTACGCTGCATAGGAAAAAGTTTGTCCGTTATACGCAGTTCAGCATAAATAATTGTATCCTGCGGCAGTGCTGCAACCTCATCAGGCATTAGCACGCGCGGCTTTAATGCCGCGACAATATCTTCTTTTAAGTCAGAAATACAATTAGAGTGAGAATGATATGGACATTGCTCACATACTTTTTTCATACCAATCGCATCGGCGCGGCAAGTATTAATCGCGGTAATAATATCAGAAATTTTTTCCATACTATTCTCCTTTCTATAAAAATTATATCATAATTTTTATTTGTTGTCAAGTAAATTATAATATGAAGTTGTAGTAATTAGATTTCCACATTGCTTACAAACATATACATACTCTGTCGTGTATCTATGTCCAATCGCATTTTTAAACTCATATTGTCCACCGCAGACGCGACAGATACCGTTGTTAAAATTATCCGCGGAAATAATGCTATTGATAATCATAAGTAGTATTAAGATGCCCGCAAAAATTGCGATTACTTCAAGGTTTGTATCATTATTTCTTCTATACATATTTTATCTCCAATAAACGTCGTCCCATTCAACAACATAATTACATGTTGGACAGGCTGATTGATAATAAGTAATTAGTGATTGAGAATCATACTGTGATTTTACCGGCGCGACGAAGAACTTAAAGCAGCGCGGACAATAGCGCGCATTCTTATCTATGGCATTTACATTATTCTCCCACGCGGTTTTCGCCGCATCATAAGTACGATATGGACCAGTAAATGCGCGACCGCATTTACAATTTACACGATAAGTATCTACTTCTGGATTATCATCATGATAAATCCATGCTTCGCCACAACGCTTACAGATTTTCATATTTATACCTCCGAAGGCAAAATGCCTTTTACTTTATTATTTTTTCATACAGAGTTTCTGCGGCTGTGCCGCCATATTTCTATGATATATTTATAATATATATATGAATAATTTATTTATATATATTTATATTACTCTAACAGATTCTGGCGGGTAAACAACAGAATCTGGCGTTTGAAATATTTCAAACAACAGAATCTGGCGCCTGACCGCCAGAATCTGGTGGTTCAAGCAGCAGAAATTGGCGCAATCGAAACAACAGATTCTGGCGTTTGGAATATAACAATTTTCGGTACATTGAATGGTACGATTTTCGTACCATTTTTAAAACAACAGAATCTGGCGCTTCAAACACAAGTCTGTGATATTGGATAAAAATCATAGGTATTAGGATGTTCATCAACGGGAACAAGAAATCCTTTATCAATTAAAGTAGTTATCGCGCCGCGCGCAGTAGAAACGCCAATACCCCATCGTTCACTGATTTCTGTTGGAGAGAAATCTATTCTATCTTTTCCATACCAAGAAAGAAAATACATATAAACTTTAAAGTTTTCTCCTTTTAGGTGTCTGCCCGCGGCTTCTAAAAACTCCCAGTTGGTAGCCTTTAAAAAGCGCTTATTATCATTTTCTTTATGTGATATTACATCTTGATTATGTAATCTAATTGTTTTTTGGTTAGCGTAGTTCGCCATAACAATCATCTCCGTTTGTTTGTTTTAATTCGTGTCAGGCTTCCTTTCTTTCTTTAATTAACTTTTGTGCGGCCTGTCGCAGTTCAAGTGTTTCTTCAAAATAATAAACTTTTAGTCCTTCGCGCTTACGATTGGGCGCGATATTAACTAATTTAAATCCCATTTGCTCTAATTGATATGCTATTTTGCGAGAAAAAATTGGATATAACATTTATATCACCCTTCTATTACTTGTTTCATATCGTTTAATAGGTTATGTAAGCCCCACTCATATCTTTCTATAACTTCATCTTTCGGCACCGCGCCCTTTAAATAATAAGTTATAGAAGTTGGATGGCACCCACAATATTTACCAATAACTGTCATTGGAATGCCCAAACCGTTTTGTCTATCAGACAAATATACTATTTTTTCTATGACATTCATTACTATCACCTCCCGCCATAGGATATGTATTAATCCTACTCTTCAATTATTATATTTTCTTAAAGAAACTAGGAAAATTTATCATAAATAGTATATCAAAAATTAAAATAAAAGTCAAATACAAATAGACAGGTATTACACCTGTCTAAATAGTTCATCAATACTATTAGAATTAATTTTATACCGTGGCGATACAGAAGACATAGCAAACTCTTCCTTTACCATATCCAAATACATTGTGTACTTTCCGTCATCGCCCATATAGCACGTATCCCATACTTTCTTATCAATCCAATTGCGCACTTTAAGCTGTTCAAGCGCGAGATTATCAAAACTAATTAGCTTATAATACTGCTGGATTTCCGGCAGTTCATTACAAAGCCAATCAATTCCTTCTTTAATCTCATCACCATTGTGCTCAAAGTACTTATGACCGCGACCGAAATCCTTATATCCTAGAATAAGCAACTTCATATTGCGCACGCTGGTAAGTACATGTGGTGTAGTGGATACGCCCGCGATAAGATGTACGACGAGATTCTTAAACTTGGACATAATTTCATATTCTTCCGCGGTAATTGCGCGGTCAACAGATACACCAAGACCATGAATTAGCTTCTCATTTGTCCAATCGTATAACAGACTAGCATTTTTCATAAAATGGTCAAGATGCACAGTGATATTACAAATGACCCGCTGCCGCGCCATTCGCCGTAGGAAATCTTCGAGTCCCGGATGTTCAAGCACGTTTCCTCCGCCCAAAGCTAGCTCCGTGAAGCTATGAAGGCTATTAAAAATAGGATGATTTAGATTAGCAAGCGCGCCATTGGGCGTAGACTGCTCATGACAGAACGCGCACCCCATATCACACCTATCTGAAATCTTACAATCAATTGATTCAGGGAACTGCGGAATTAGCGTGGACTGATTATTATATCTTACTTTTGTACCATCTTCAAACATTACGACACGGTAATTGCCATTCGTATATGTACCAAGTACGTTTTCCATTTTATCGTCCTTCCTCAATAATCATGACCATAGTAGCCAAAAATATGAATCTTATCACCATGTTCAGACGTATACTCTTCATCATACCGTTCATAGTATTCGCCGCCATAGTTACTAAAAGAACGAATACCATCACAGAACTCACGAAGAAATTCATCAAAATTATCTATTGAAATAGTATTAAACCATTCTACTGTTGGAATTAGTTCTGTATCTTCTTCAAGTTCATTATGCCAAAAATCTGAAAGTTCTTCGGCAGAGGCATTAGCCAATAGTAAATTAGTAGCCTCTGTTCTAGTGATATATTCATCATTATAAGAATCAATACATAGCGTGCCCGCGACTAGCTGCTTATATTCTTCGTCTGTCGCAATCATAAGGCTATGTACAGATGAAGAATTAGTTTCAAATGTTCCATATCTAATGTTAATCATAAACTTCCTCCACATTATCTTTGTTCCACGCTGGTGTTTGCCGCAGTGTATTAAAAACACAATATTCATCACCATCAATGACAACCATATACTTATTATCGAAGATGAATTCATCAAAAGAAATATTATGTTTCTTCAAAAAACTTTCAAGTAATCCAGCGGACTGATGATCAACATAACCATAATATGGCTCACCTATGTCCTGATGCCATCTTCTCGTTGGATACATAATAGCAGTTAATCCCGGCAAATTTCTATAACACGCGGCTTCAATTTCTTCAATTCTATCTGGGCAAGAAGCGATTGCATAACAAAGTCTACGATACCAATCAGTAAGTAGTTCAAATGGAGCGCGACCAAATTCTAGATCGCTTACATTAAAAATTTCTAATACACCATCATCATTAAGCCGCCAAAGTTGGTTATCAGCCGCGGCATTAGACTCTTTAAATACAACCAAACTATGAGTTGAGGATGAATTAGTTTCAAATGTACCTTTTCTAATATTAATCATAAGCCATACTTCTCCAACCATTTATTAAATAAAAAATCTGTAAGACTACATACACCAAAAGAGAATGCAAGAATAATTGCGAGCGCGCCCCATAGAGGCCAGCCAACAATAAAGATAATCCAGAATAAAACTTTCTTCTTATCAATTTTCCGTTCCATTTACTTTTGGCTCCCATTCTTCAATGGTTTTATTTAATGCTTCAAAAATATAAATGTTTCCTTCGTTGCCCAAATATTTATAATCTTTTGCTACTTCTACCCACGGTATTTCATTATTAATTGTTGCTTTTACAATGGGTACGCGTGTATCCGCTAGTGCAAATACACCTAGTAGTATAGCGAACACACTAGCAATACACCCTCCCACAAACTCCACACCATTTATTGTATCATACAGCCAACAAATGGCGGAAAATATAACAAATCCAGCACCAATAGCAATTAATATCCAACCAAGTACTGGCACACTTGCGGCGCCACGGAAACCATAATAAAGAATATTCATTCCTTTTTCTCCTTTATAACTCCATCATAACTTAAATCTAAACGAGATAAAATTTTTGTACGACACTACGGGCAATAGAGATATTTATTTTCATAAATATCCCCAACATCATAAGCGAACACGGCGCCACAATTAGGGCACTCATCTATTTTTCCGACGCATTTTTTTGAAAGTAATAGCATATTCTTAATCCCACAAACAACGTAGATGATGACCGATTTCAGCCATCGTATCTTCCAATACTTCCTGCCGCGTATCGGTAAGTTCTTTTGACCTATTAAAGTATTTATCTTTTAGTTCTTTATCTGCGTCATTAAGTTTACAAGTAACTACGCCCGTTTCTTTTTTTGCTTCAAAGCAACGGTCCATCGCGGCCATCAATTCATCGCTGTATTCATTCTCTTCATCTGGGTCGCTCGTGGCATACTCTAAATTTTCCGCCATCTCAATAAGCCACCGTTCCCACTTTTCTGATGTGTCAAACGGAGGCGAACCGGGATATGCTTGGTGGTCTTTGGCTAGTTGCCGCAACATCCGCGGGAAAACTGTGAGAAACCAATCATCGGTATTCCACAAATCAGTATAGCAATAGCCCTTGGTTGCGCGCATCCATGCGTTTTGTAAATTAATCCAACACTCTTTAAAAAATTTCCACGGGTGCGTCCAATAGTACCGCTTACTATATGGGAAATCTTTAAGTACATTCATATTCATAATCTTATCACCTATCACGATTTAAAATTTTTAAATATCTTGCCGCGGCAATAGCTTCATCTAATGTATTATATAACTAAAATACATGTGGGTCGGGTTCTTTTTCTCCAATAGGTAGCACAAGTTGCGGCAAACCCCAATCTAATTCAACTTCTTTAATTGCCCACTATCGGTCATTTATAGATATAACATAGCGCACGCTATCTTTATCAATACCGTGCGGATTATATGTATCTAAAATAAAGACAGTATTAGAAGGAGTTCCACTTTTGCTCGTCTGCGTAGACGATGTATTCGCTTCCATCATATTCTTCAATACGCCACCTGCGATAAGCATCTACCCAATGTAGAGCAATATCCACATAGCCGCCCATATAGACACGCCCGTAACCCCACTCTTTCAATTTTTCTGCAAATTCAATATATTCTGGTGATGGGAGAGTATTAAACATACCCGAACGTTCAAGCGCGCGACCGTATTCCTGACTGTGATGATTAAGCCACCATTCTACTACGCGGCTATCCCAAGCGAGAGATTCGTCATTCCAAGTAGACCAACCCGCGCCGAAGCCATGAGATACTAAAACTGCAACTTTGGTTTTATCTTCATTATAATATGGTTCCATACTATTCTCCTTTACCAAATAAATAAATCCATATAATCAGGTTCAAGTCCGAGGTAATCCGCGATAATATCTGCGACCTCATCATAAGTAGCCTGGTCCGCCGCGACGAGTTCGTTAATCTCGTTCGCACAATCATCTACTAGCGTATTGGCTTCGTGCATAGAGATACCATCGCGTTCGGCAATCATACGAGCAAGGTCATCAAGATTACGAATATCCATACTCAATTCCCCCTTTATTCTTTATGCTATAATTATAGCATAGAAAATTAAAAAAGTCAAGTATTAATATTACTCCGTGTATAATATTCTACAATCTTATCCTTAATAATATTTAAATAGTGTTCGCGCTCTTCATCATTCCAGAAGCAGCCTTCACCCCGCGGATTCGCTTCATAAATTGTATCGCCATTATAGTCTGGTACATCGCAATATAAATAGCCATGACGAAGCCGCACATATGCAACTTGTTTATCATTATAGAAAACATCGTATTGTTCTGGACATGCACGGCATGTGCATTTAAATACTAATTTATCTTTCTCCATTTACCAACTTACCTCCACATACCCGGGTACTATACCGGGAGTGTTGTCATCGCGCCATCCTAGGCGTAGGTCATCAATTATGCCATCGAAAACGCCACCATTAGTAAAGCGGTAAAATCTAAATTCCAAATCAACAAGTAAGTATTTTGCTAATTCTTGTGGAAACTCTTCTTCTGTGTTGCGCCAGCGAATACCAAATTCACCATTTTTCGCCGCGATTAACATTTCATCAAACCATTTCTTATACTTCGCTTCTAGCTTATCGCGGCGAGCTTCAACCGCGATTTCATGTAGCATGTCTTTTTCTTTACTCATATATTCTCCATACTATTTATTACATCTACGAACTGCTGTTCATTAAAACCATTAATATATTCATCATTATGTTTTACTTGTATAAGGTGTATAAATTGTCTCATCGCATCAAATTCATCATGCACAAAAAATTCATCACGATATAAAAAATATCTTCTTACTTCTTGCTTTATATCATCACAATGCATGAGATAATCAGTAATTGCATTACGCATTATTTTTTCAATTGCTAGTCTATCTCGTTGATAGTCAGAATCATTATGAAGAAACTTATTCATCCATGTATTAATTTTAGCATCAATCGCGACTCTATTTTTTATAATATAAATAACTGCTACTGTCTCAAAATTCATCATGCCACCCCGCATAATCCATAATTACAAATTCATTTCCGCGCCAGCCAACATTACCAGTATGCAAATCATTAATGTCCCATTCGTTACAGAAATCAGAAAGCTCCCAATATACTTCATCACCCCAGCAATGACGAATTGCCGCGCCAACTTCCGTGCTGCGCTCTACCAGCGGACTATTATGACCGCAAAACTTTCTATCATCATCACTTACATGAGTAGAGCCATAATAATAATGACTTACTTTTTCATACGCATAGAGGGGGAGGCATATTGTGCAATCCTGCATTTCGCCCTCTTCCAAAATCTTATCTTCAACTGAATCTGAAATTGAAAGTTCATCCATAAAGCAAGGCAAATCGCAAATTACAGGGATACGAATATTCTTGATATATGTTCCCAAATATCTAACCGCCGCGAAGCAATCGTCAAGGTGTTGTTCCTTTGCCGCGCGATAAATATTCAGTTCGTTCTGGCAGAACTCGCCGCTGAAATCAAACTTAACAATCTCATCCATGCTATTACTGACGAGTGCGCAGCGAGAAATGCCGCAGCATACTTCTACATCCATGGTAAATTCAGGTATTGTGTCAAACGAATAGGGGGATAGGAAATAGTTTGCCCAAAAATTACTATTCTCAATCGCATAATCCAAAGCCTCAGAATAAAATTTGAAAGTCTTATCCATACTTCAAATCCCCTTTCCTTTCTTTATAATAATTATACACCAAATTTTAAAAATTGTCAAATGGGTGGGGTTATAGATTTTTAAAGGGGGAAATTTTCGGGCGCATATAAATTTGGAAATGAAATTGAAATTTCAAATTGAAATCAAAATGAAATTCGGGGTTATTTTTAGGCTATGCACAATTTAAAATCAAAATTAAAAAGTGAAAATGAAATTGAAATGAAATTGCAGCATACCATTTATATAATTTATATTATAATACTATATCGTATTAGTAATATAAGCCAATATAATATATTTATATTATAGCATACTATATTATATTATATACTAGTAATACATATATAATTTATATCATTCGCCGCGACTAAAATATTTTATACTTTTGTAAGAATAAGTTAAATACTTACGACAATAAATTTGTAATAGTATAGTTACATATTAATTTAAATATTTATCTGTATGATAGTTAAGTACTTATTACTAATCGCGCTACAATCTATAATGGTTATAAAGTAAAGCAAAGACGTAATTCTAATACGGTAACGAAACTTTCGTCACCGATACATTTTTGATACCGCGGGAACAGACATCAAAACATTGACAAATCAGTATAAAATGTGATATAATATAGATGAGGTGAGAAAAAACATGAACGAACTCAAAGTAAGTGACCTAGATTTATAGAACAAACTTGTATTTCGCCGCGGTGATTATAACATTTTGGATTGTGGTGTGCGTACAGGTAAAACCTATTGGGCAGTCAACAATCTAACGCGCTTTACCCGTGACAATAAAGCTGGTCGCATTCTCTTTCTAGTAGATACAACCGCGTTAAAAGATTCAATAATTGCCGCGTATGGTGATTCATGTACTGATGCAGATATACTATGGGAGCCATCTACATTTTCCATAGAAGAAAATAAGATAGGTATAATGTGTTATTAGCGTCTTGGTATGGAATTTATGCGTAATTAGACATAGTGGCTTGAACAAATTGATGTTATATGTTGGGACGAATGTGATAGTGTATTTGATTTTGCTACGCAAGCATTTGTTCGCGCGCGAAAAACAGATTTCGCTCGTAAGACAGTATCTAATGCGGAGGTTCTATCTGTTATATAGTCATTCTCCACAAAGAAAGAATACATGCCACTAATAATACTGGGTGAATGGGAACGCATTATAGAGGATGGACGTATTCTATGTATAGGTTTATCCGCATCACCAGAACGTGCCTATACATACTATAAATCTCTTGTAAGCGCAAGCTATTAGGGTAAATTGGAAATGGGTTATCGCGCATTAAATGATGTTTATTTCACCAATATTATATAGCATGTAAATGAACTCCAACCAGAAGAAAATCGCGGTTATTGGTGCTTCTCACCATTTATTGAACCCAACCAGCGCTTGGTTGAAGCCGCGAAAGCGCGAGGTTTTCATGCGATTGAATTACATTCTCCCAATAATGCTGATAAACCAATGACCGAAGAACAACTTCGTGTATATAATACCATAGTAACAACTGGTATGGTACCATTAGAATATGATTTTGTTATTGTGAATAAAGCATTGGCACGAGGAATTACAATAAATGACAAGCGTTTTGACTGTTTAATAGTTGATTCTGTGAATACAACTGACCGTATTTAGGCTGCTCGTCAAACCTTTAATTACCAACGCCATCTTAAAGTATTCGCGCCAGAAATACCATCAGAGTTTCTTAATACGTGGTTGCCATTGGAAAAATGCCGCGAACTCGCAGAATACATGAGCGTTCCAGACCTAGATAAGGAGAATAAAAATACGAATCGTATCATGACCTGGAACAAGTTAAAAGAATGTCTCCCATCAATAGGTTATACCGTACAAGAGAAGAAAAAACGTATGGATGGCAAACTCAAACAATGTTATTATATATGCGGTGAATGGCACGATGTAGAAGTTGATGACAATGGATTTCTCGCACTTGTTGCCGCGAAGTAGGAATTGGAAGAAAAATAATTACTACGGTGAAATAAAATATAATAATATATTATTAATATGGTAACATCTTTATATGAATTAAAAGAAACGAAGGGGAAGGGAGAACGGAACGGGAAAATTTTGCTATATAAAAAATTTTGGTAGTGGGAAATTTTGGGTGGCATAGGGAAAAATAGGGAATAATATAGGGGAGTGCGAAATTTAACGTTTCGTCTTCGCGCACAAGCATTTTGCTACGATTTTTTTGTAGTGAAAATTGCATAAAAAGTGTATAAATATTCATTTTATACATTATATTTTGTATATTATGCAGCTTGTTAAATATTTGACATGTAATTTTACTATGTTGTCAAGTGTTTGACTTGCTTAATTTGTTTACGTATACTAAGAAAAAAATAAAGTATACCTAAACTTTCCAGCTTGATGTCGCGGTACTGCGTACCGCCCAAAGAATATTATTCGCAATCCGCTTCGCGGATTGCTCATAATATTCTTATATATATATTATATATTTATATATATAAAAAAGTGTATATTTTTTTGACTACCTATATAGGGGGGAGGGGTGTAGTCAAAAAAATATACAAAATTTTTACTACCAAAAAGTTATAATTTTTACGCGGGCGCATCTACTACGACGGAAGTTGCGGCGGAGCCATTAAAAATAGGCGCGGTTCCAGCTTGACATAAAATAAAAATTATGGTATAATAAAATTAGAATTTATTATATATAATAAACATAACTACTTTTATTATAACATAATTTGCGCCGTCTGTCAAGTTTCCAGCTCGTCGGCGCGTATTTTTAATTTTATTATAACATAAATTTTTTTATTTGTCAATAAAATAAATTATTTTAAATTTTATTTAAATAAAAAAGATTCTACTTTCAGTATACCATAAATTGCGCAGCTTGTCAATATAAAAATAAACGTGGATTTTAATCCACGTTCGGTTCCAGCTTGTCGCCGAAGTAAATGCGCTTAACGTCCGCGGCGCCAACGTAATCGTTGAAGTCGTCGCTATGCCATAGACGCTTGACCAACTCATCTGGCACAATGATAATACAAGGCACCAGACGCGACACCATTGACTGCTTACTCCAACGGCTATTCAGCTGACCATCGCGCGGCTCCATTACGGCGTAGTCAAAGGGAACTACCATATCATGGCAGCCCGCCACGAACTCGTCATAAACGCGACCAGCGTTATGTTCGTACGGCATATCATCCCAATCGTCGCCGTACCAGCTTTCCAGCTCGTCCGCGCCCAAATAAAATCGGACGACGTTGCCTTTACGTTCAAAGTCGATAATCTTCATATCCAGCTTTCCAGCTTACTCGCCCCAGCTTATCCAGCTCGCAGCTTCCAGCTTACTCCTTTCCTTTTCTATATATATTATATCATAAATTTGACCGCGCGTCAAATTCTTGACACAATTGGTTAGTTAGAGTGAACTAACTTCGTAACACATTTGTAATAAATTTGTAACATAATTGTAATAAATTTGTAACACTTTCTTAACAATTTCCCCATTGACAACTTGACAAATATGTGATAATATGTTAGTGGTGGGAGAGGCGCATTTTGGCGCCGGCATATAAGTTAAACGCCTCTAACTAGTCTGCCGGCGGAAAAGTTAAAGACCTCTAACCGTTATACAAAAAGTGATGCTTGCGCATCACTCTACTTCAATTACGTCCGTGGTATAAATCTTGGCAATGAAGTGGTCATAGATGAGAACATGGCACTTGTGGTCATAATCATACCACCGCGAGACGAATGTGGAATCCCCTTCTGACGCAAGCGCGCAGATGTGAATTTCCGCGGCGGTCATGCTGTGGAAAATACCTTCGCAATTAGAGTTAATGAATACGACTTCCATGGTGGTTCCTTTCTGGTGTTAGAGTCTTTTCCTTGACTTCTGGATATAGTATATCATAGATTGTTGCGGTTGTCAAGAACTTTTTTTAAGTTAGAGATGACTAACTTTCGCGCCGGTGGATGGGTTAGATTACTCTAACCCATACAGTTCCTCGTTAGTTTGAACAGATGTTTCAATCAACTTATACCATTTAGTGATATGGAATGTTTTTTTGCATTCTCTGCACTCACAACGCCAATAAAATGATACTTCGTCGATGTCGTAATTTTCATTGTAATCATCTGTGTCAAAATTCTCGGAACCACAGTAAGGGCACTGTTCATAATCCAACATATTTTTTTACTTCCTTTCTTCAATCATTTCTTTGATTTTCGCCATGGCGTCTTTGATTTCCTGATAATATTCCATATCTGCCGCACCATAACCATACTCATCATCTTGTGTGTCGAGTTCATCATTGAGAATGCTGTAAGCAATTTGAAGTGCGAGTCTTTCAGTCATCTTTCATTCCATCCTTTCGATACCATGCGGTTTCTTCGTGCTCTTCTTCGTTTCGCAGTCTAATTAAAATTTCCTGATTCTGGATTAAGAGTTCTTCAAGTTGCTCCATCATTGCCTCCCATCACTTTCATAGATATTATAGCATAGACTTCTGCGCATGTCAATACTTTTTTCAAAAAATTTTTTAGTTAGTGACCTCTAATTTTGGCGCCGGTGCCCGAGTTAGATGTGTCTAACTGAGTATATGAAAAAAGCCCCGTCCGTGGGGCAAACGGAGATGAGAACTTTCTGCGGACTTTTACTTGCATGAACCCGTGCGGGAGAAGTCAGAGGATAACATCTCAAACCCTTGCGGAGAAGGCGCTTACGCGCCTTCTCTCAGAGAGTACATGTTGACCTTGCCAACAGTGACCGCGACATCATTAGCCCAATAGTTCCGCAGACCGTAGGACACCTGATTCTTCGTGAAGTTCGGGAGCGATTCCTTTACTTCGTCCCACAGTTCAGCAAGGGTAATCGGCTTGCCCGCAACGCGCAGACCTTCAAGGACAACCTCGCGCGCGTTCGCATACTCCGCGGCTTTGGCCTCCTTCGCGGCATCACCGCGGTGAATCTCGTTGTACAGTTCGTTCATAACGGCTTCCTTGTCAGCGAAGTCAACGGTGGACAGAGCGGCATAGATGGTGTTCATGGTGGAGTTCTTCATACTTTTTCCCTTTCTGGTTTTTAAGACTGTCCTTGTCTTTCTTCTTTTATATTCTACCACATTTTGTGGAGAATGTCAAGTATTTTTTTAAGATTTTTTGTTTCAAGAGAGAGTGTTGGAGCGGTAATTTTAACCACGCCCCTACCCGAGGGTTCTACCCAACTACTGATTTGTCCAACACTCTTGCCCTTGGAACAGTTCCATTATACCATGGATTTGGGAGTTTGTCAAGGGGTTTTTGAAAAAAATTTCTAGAAAATTTTTCCCATCCTCGTGCGTTCGCTGGGTGCTCATAAATCATCCCATGCCTTGGCGCAGTTCCCGTTTATTGCTACTTCCAACCGTAGCCCCACTCGGGTCGTGGCTCAGAGGTTTTTCTCCCCTTGACACGTATATAATACCATAATTTTGAAAGTGTGTCAAGTACTTTTTAAAAAATTTTTTAAAGAAATTTTATATAGTGGTTAGAGCCCTCTAACTTGGTCGCCGGCGGATGGGTTAGTCCGCGCTAACCCATTCATCCTCACTATAATCATACCGATATAAACCAACTTTATTAGGTGGAAAAATAAGACCAAAATCATCATCAATAAAAGTTATTAAATCATTAGACAACTCTGCACCAATATTTACATATTCACAATTGCCATAAGCCTGATGAAACCATATCAGCGTGCCCTCTATGTCGAGACCAGCGGGGCAAAGCATTGGACGCTTCATTATATCTAACAGAAGCACATGATTCTTAAATTCATCCATTAGAGATATGGCGCGACTTTCATATTCTTTGCACTCCGCGGCGGAGTCGAATTCTGTACCATCATAAGCATAATAAACAATAACAGTTCTCATGGGTTTACCTTTCTGGTTTTACAGTCTGTCCTTGACTTCTTACATATAGATTATAGCACGAATTTTTTATTTTGTCAATACTTTTTTTAAAAATTTTTGCGCCGGCGTGGGAAGTTAGATGCCTTTAACTGAGCATGAAAAAAGAAGGGGTTATTCCCCCTTCTTGGCTTCGCGTTCGGCTTTGTCTCGCGCGGCTTTCTCTGCCTTGGCTTTGGCTTTCTCTGCTTTCTCTGCTTGCTTGGCTTCATAGGCTTCAATCTCACTCTGCATCAGTTCGCGTGCGGTCATGTCCTCGCGTTCCTCCGCGACAATGACGCCCACGCGGCAGTAACGTTCAACACCATTTTTGTCAGTCCAGATGATACCATACTGGCGGTCATTAACCTTAATAAAGTTGCCATTCTCAATGTCCAGTTCTTCAAAGGTACGAGCGCGAAGGTCAGCATCAACAACGTTTTTAGGCAGTTTCGGCATACTTAATTTCCTTTCTGGTTTTGTGAGTGTTTTCCTTCACTTTCTGAATAGAGTATATCATAAATTTGAAAAGTTGTCAACTACTTTTTATAGTTTTTATCGGATAGTTTTTAGATGTTAAACATTTAAAATGAATAAGGGCGGTTGTCCTTAATCATTAAAGAGTTCATTAAGAGTGCATTCTTCAATCGTGATAAAGGTGGAAAATTCATTATAATTACAATCAAAGTAACTAAATTCATTTTCATCACAATCGAATTCATTCATATGGATTCCTTCCGCTTGCAGTTCCATAAAGCGCATATAGGCATTATCTTTGTTATGATAGAGTTCAAAAGTAGATTCGCCGTGATAATTGTCCAAAGTAATCTTGTAAATAATTTCCATAATAATTTCCTTTCTGGTTTTAGGGTCTTATTCCTTGACCTCTTTACGAGAATATTATAGCATGAAATTATTACAAAACAATAACGGAAGTATTACAATTCTGTTAAGTTTTCGCGCCGGCGGAAAACAGACCGAAGTCTGTTTTATGAATATCATTTTTTAGTGGGCGCTTCTGTGCAATCTGTAATATATCTTCCATCTGGTGTAAAAATAAAACTCCAAACATCTTCACCATAATCCATATCAGTAGATAATTCTATACCATAATGAGTTTTATTATCACTACCGTACCATTGTGCCTTAGTTTCAAGTTCTGTTTTAACACCAATTGCTTCAAGTGCCTTCTGTAAGTCAAGAATTTTTTTCATATTAGCAGTCATAATCATACGCTCCTTCATAGGGATTGTATCCCGTTTCATCAACATCATCATCAACATCATCATCAATCACATCATCACAATCAAGCCATTCGTCCCAGTTCTCAAAGAATGCCGCGAAGTCATCACAATCTTCGATAGGGTCATCAATGTGGCATACGCCACACTGGTCGCAGTAAGGACAATCGCCGTAAGCATTTACGGTGCAGTAAGTATAATCGCCGTTATAGGTTCCCTTTTTCGCGTCTCTCATTTTCTTACTTCCTTTCTATCCCCTTGGGACGAATATAGTATAACATATAAAAGATGGGTTGTCAATACTTTTTGAAAAAATTTTTTTAGTTAAAGATGTTGAACTTGCGCGCCGGCGTGAGAGTTAGATTGCTCTAACCCTCTTCTTTTATTTTAAGTAACAATAGATTATTATATGTCTCTAATATTTCTACCCGCCGTTTTAATTCTTTAATTTGCTGATTTAGTTCTTCATTTTTATTTTTATAATAATTACGCTCGTCTGTGCGTTTAATTAAATCATGTTTTAGTTTTAATATTTTATCATTTTTAAGGACTGGCATATTATTTTATCCTTTCAAAGTTTGTAAAGTAAAAACGATTATTACAATCGGGACAATTAATATAATTACGTTTTGGCCCAATGTAATTAGTAGGTAGTTCTTTAATTGCTGGGTCATCCATCGTAAATTCAAAAATGCACCCACATCTGCAAGAAACTCGACATACCCTTACAAGATTTTTCCCATGACGAATAATTTTCATTCTTCATCCCATCCTTTCTGGTTTGGGGTTTTCCTTCCCTTTGTTGATAATAGTATAACATAATAGGAATGAAATGTCAACAAGAAAATTGTTACAAAAGTGTTAAATCGCGCCGGCGCGTAATGACCCGAAGGCCATTACTCCTCCTCCATGATTGCGTCCCACTGGTCGTTAGTGATTTCATTCATATAATCAGTAAATACATCACGCATGTGATTGACAATGTATTTAGTCTGTTCGGGCGTTAAACTGTCTACCCATGAATCGACATAGGGGTCATCAAGCGCGGCTTCTATAACATACTCTAATACTTGGGTCTTGCCAAATTCCAGACCATAATCATCATACAGTCCCTGAGCGGCGTCATGGAAAGCCTCTTCGGTGATATTAGCGGTGTCAGTTCTCTTAATTTCCATGATAGTTTCCTTTCTGGTGTTTAAGTGTTTTCCTTCACTTCTTGATAAGAGTATATCATATATTTTTTATTTTGTCAACAGTTTTATGAAAAATTTTTTTAGTTAGTCATGTCTAACTTTCGCGCCGGTCCGCGAGTTAGAGTCCTCTAACTAACGGATAAAAGGAATGGGCGAGAATCGCTCTCGCCCATTACCTCACTTCACCGCATACATATTGACCTTGCCCTCGGTCTTGACTACCGCGTCATTCCAGTAGTGGAGCAGACCATACTGCACCTTGTTCTTGGTAAAGTCCTCGGGCAGTTCCTTCTCGGCTTCCGCGAAGATGTCCGCGACAGTCGCGGGAGCGCCAATCGTGCGCATAGCTTCAAAGACTACGGGACGAGCGGTCTCATACATCGCGGCTTTGGCTTCACGTTCAGCGGCACCGCGGTTCAGTTCCTTTTCCAATTCAGCCATAACCTCAGCCTTGCCCTCGAAATCAACGTTGGTCAGAGCGGCGACGATAGCGTTCATAGTGTTCTTAGTCATAGTTTTAATTCCTTTCTGGTTTGTCTTGGGTTTTCCTTCCCGTTCATTTTGTTTCGTTCCTTCGTTTGGAACATCTTGATTATACCATACTTTGTTTGGCTTGTCAAGACTTTTTTGAAGATTTTTTGTGGTGTGGTCAGTCAATCCACCAAACGCGGCAACCCCATTTCGGCGCGGCGAGCACGGTTGACAACTCCGTTACTTTGTATCACCGCGAGAGGATTTGAACCTCTGCACTACGTTCCCACTCACATCTCCTGTCCCTTGGAACACTATAAGTATACTACAAATTTGGAACCGTGTCAAGTGTTTTTCTAAAAAAATTTTTGTCAAGTAGTTAGATGCCTTTAACTCGGCCGCCGGCGCCCATGTCAATAATGGGCGCTATAATCAATCAAAACTACATGACCATTTTTCCATCCATAATTTTTACTGTGTAAGTCATAAATGCGATTGCTAATCCATTCATATTCTTCTTCGTTGAGATATTCAAAAGCATCATCTTCATATTTGCCGATACCGTTGATGCGGGGCATAATATAGTAATCTTTGCCATCATATTCTACATGTGTAATCTGGGCGAAAAGATAATCAAATCCCGCAAGTTTGGCTTCTTCATACATCAAGCGTTCATCTTCACAAGTACCAAAATCAGATTCTTCATCATAAGTAATTTTGATAACATAATCAGAAGTAATAAGCGCAATGCGGGAAATACCATGCTTCATAATAACCGCCCTATGATAGCGGGCGTTGAAAGCATTAACCGCGCGATAGTAATCATTGATATACTTACATGAAATTAAGAACGGGGCAATCATCTTAATGAAGCGTTCCGCGCGGACTTCGTAACTGCTCTTACTACGCATGTTAGCATCCTCCTTCCTTGGTACGCTATTATTATAACATGGTAATAAGTTGTTGTCAATAGTTGTTTGAAAAAAATTTTAGTTAAATGTCTTTAACTTTCGCGCCGGGCGTCGAGTTAGATGCCCCTAACTCTCGCGTAAAAAAAGAAGGGGGATTACTCCCCCTTCACCGTATAGGTGTTAGTCTTGCCCTCAGTCTTGACAATCTCATCAGACCACAGACGAGTAACCGCGTACTGTACCTTGGACTTGCTAAATCCCCGCGGCAGTTCGTCCTTGATTTCCTCATACAGTTCCGCAATAGTGACAGGGGTACCCGCGACGCGGAAACCTTCAAAGATAACGGACTTCGCAGATTCATACAGTTCACGATTCGCCGCGGCTTTCTCCGCGTTGCGGTTCAGTTCCGCTTCAAGTTCAGACTTGATTTCCGCGAGATTGTCGATGGTAGCACCGTTGAGATAGTTGACGAGAGCGATCATAGTGGACTTCTTCATAGTAGTTTCCTTTCTGGTTTTTTTAGGGTTTTCCTTCCCTTGATTACATATTTATTATACCATAGTTTTAGAAGTTTGTCAAGAGTTTTTTGAAAATTTTTATTCCGTGCGCAAGTTGTCATCTTGCGCGAGGCTCACACGCCAACCGCATTGACGAATTGCTGGTCGTGCATCCCTTGCCCCTTGGAACAATTATATAATATCACAATTTTAGAATATTGTCAAGCATTTTCTAAAAAAATTTTTGTAATTAGTTAAACGCCTTTAACTGCGCCGGCCGCGGAGTTAGATTACTCTAACTCCGTGTACCCTCTGCGGAGACATTCCATCAGAATTTCAGTTTCAATTTCTACATCTGCAAGCCCTGTGTGTGCTTCTTCAAAGTCGTTATTGTTGGACAAATAGCGCCAAATAACTTCTGCTGTTGCCTTGGGGCGCGGGGTTTCGTGCGCGGTCATGTAGTTATTTTCTTCACAAAATTTGATGTAATCTTCGGTCTTACAAATGACCTTTCTTGCCATCCTCATGGTGTCTGCGGTTTTGATACCATACGGGAGAAAAAACCTCTTCTTGCTTTTGGTTTGGTATCTCATAGTTGCATTGAGCACCGCAATGTCAAATCTGATATTGTGTGCGACCACTTCTTCCACATGGTAGTCTTGGCACATCTGGTTAAAAATCTGCCACATCTTCCATGTATCTACCACCTGACGTTCACCGCGTTTAATTTCTTCAATGTATCGTGGGAACTTGTCTTTATAATATGCACCACTCATGGCATGGGGCATACCATAAAATACATCACCATTAATAAGGTTCAGTTTGTCAAGGATGATACCGCTATCATTGACAACTTGTCCACCAAGGTCATAAGCCTGACCATTTTCTACATCCAGTTGACCATTGGGCAAGCGGTCAGTCATACAAGTCTCGCAGTCGAACACCATACGATTCATAGGAGTTAATTCCCTTTCTGGTTTGTAGTGTTTTCCTTCACTTCATGGGTATAGTATACCATGCGGAAAGGTGCTTGTCAAGGGTTTTTGAAAAATTTTTTTAGTTAGCGTCCTTTAACTTCGGCGCCGGCGCGGTTAAACGTCTCTAACTTATTTCAATAAAAAAGGGCGCGGATTACTCCGCGTCCTCATGAATCATGCCATCGAGGCCCTTTTTGTTCAGTTCCTTTACAACCTTCTTGGCGTCACGCTTTGCCTGATCGGCTTTAATCTTCGCGGCTTTCTTAGCCTCCTGCGCGGCTTTTTTCGCGGCTTTTTCTTCCAGTTCGGCTTTGTAGTCATCAGCGGCGACCTCACCATCAAAGGCTTCATAACCGCCCTTGCCATCACGAGTACCGCGAGGAACAGAGACAGAAATCTTCACATATTTTTCGTTGCCCTCTTCATCGGTTGTAGGAAACACAATCGCGGAAGAAGAAATAGAGAGCGCATCCATGTTATACTTTTGGGACACGAATTCGATAATGTCACGGAGAGTGGCGTTGCGGAGAGCAGTATTCAGAGCGGTGTTAGTCATAAGTTTTTCTTCCCTTCTGGTTTAATGGGTTTTCCTTCCCTTGATTACGTAATAAGTATACCATAAATTTGAAAAGTTGTCAAGTATTTTTCTAAAAAAATTTTTGAATTTTTTCTCTTGTGGTTAGAGACCTTTAACCACGGCGCCGGCGGAGTTAGAGATGGCTAACTATGCGTGAAAAAAAGAAGGGGAGTTAATCCCCTTCGCGCAGAGAGTAGGTATTGACCTTGCCCTCGGTTTTGACAATCTCATCTGCCCACAGCCGCGTTACCGCATACTGGACTTTGGACTTTCCGAAACCCTCGGGCAGATTGCCCTTAATCTCTTCATAGAGGTCAGCAATCGTCACGGGAACGCCAATCAGACGCAGACCCTCAAACACGATAGCTTTCACGCTGTCATACAGCTCACGATTCTTCTGAGCTTTCTCAGCTCCGCGGTTCAGTTCAGCTTCCAGTTCAGCTTTAATCTCATCGAGATTGTCAACAGTAGCGCCATTGAGATAGGAAACGAGCGACATCATGGTGGACTTCTTCATAGAGATTTCTCCTTCTGGTTTGGTGGGTTTTCCTTCCCTTGATTACGGACTTATTATAACATGGATTTGAATTGCTGTCAAGTGTTTTCTAAAAAAATTTCAAAAAATTTTTCTGTGTAGTTAAATACCTCTAACTGGCGCGCCGGCGAAAAAGTTAAGCGCGTTTAACTGGGTGATTACTCGCCCAGTTCGCGCAGTACGTTGATTATTTCGGTGGGGTCAAAGGCTTTGTCTTGCCATGCCTTGCGGTTGTTCTCTTCATCATCAAAGAGGATGCCGCCACCGCATTCCATGTATTTATTGGTGCCATAGTTTACAATGCGGATTTCGTCCCAGCTAACACTTGGAAGGTGCTTGTGAAGCCAGCACAGCTTAGAGAGAGCGACCGCGCCATTATAGAGGTCAGACCCTCCACGGCTTGTCCAGCTAATAATCCCGAGCTTCCAGCCGTTGCGCTGTACTTTGTGCAGTAACTTCGCCAGCTGAGAGAAATTCAGCATCGGCACAGCTACATCATAAGGGCGAGTGCGCTCAGCTCGCAGGTCTTCAAGCCATCCTTCTACGGCGTAGAGGTTGGCGATAGTGCCGTCCATGTCGAACCATACCATCTTTTCCATGCGCGCGTCCCTTCTGGTTTGTGGGGTTTTCCTTCCCCTTTTTGTACTTGAATTATAACACAGGTGGGCGCGGTTGTCAAGTACTTTTTGAAAAAAATTTTTGAGTTAAACGCCTCTAACTTCCGCGCCGGCAGAATGGTTAGACGTCTTTAACTAAGTCGCCGGCGGAAAAGTTAAACGTCTTTAATCAATAAGCCGGCGCGAAAATTTTTTTCAAAAAGGGGTTGACAAGTGCCATCCGGCATGTTATAATAAAGTCGTCCCAAGGGGATAAGAAAGGAAGGTAAACACCATGACGCGTGAACAGATGATTAAGCTCTACAACCTGCTGAGCGCCGCCAATGCCTATATTATCGGCTTTGTAATGAATGGGATCCTGTATTATGTGATGCAAGAGCACATCAATGACGCATATCTGAAAATGGATCATATGAGCAGTAAACGTGGTGGCTGGGCAAAAATCCGCGTTCGCGTGTCAAGTGATGAAATGTGGAAACTTGTAAGCAGTGGCGCGGCGATTGCGCTGGGCGCGGCGTCCATGCTGAACTTTGAAGACAAGTACAATGACGGCGAACATTTTGAAAGAGTTATCACTGAAATGTTCACAGATAAAAAGTGGGAAAAAGATTCTGTTCCTTTCAACGTTGCGGGCGATATTAACGTCAATGGTAAAGAAATTCAAATCAAATTCAACGGCGCTGAACTTACAAACGAAAAAACTTTAAGCCGTATGACGGCTTAAAGTTTTTTCAAAAAGGTGTTGACAAGTATTAGAAATCATGTTATAATAATACCATCAAAGAGAGGAAGGCAACTACGATGACGATTAGCGCTAATGGATACAAGGTAAACAACGTTCCTGCGTATGCTATGAATTATGAGTATATTGTCGCGCGTGAATGTGATGATGCTATGTGGTTCTGGGGCGCGTATCATACCATGAAAGAAGCTGACAGAGTGGCGCAGGAAGTTCGCGGCATTAGTATTCCGCTGAATAAATAAAAAAATTTTTCAAAAAGTGTTGACAAGCGCCGGAAGGTATGGTATAATAAAGCCATCAAATGAAGGAGGTACACCCCATGAGGACCATCACAGTTGAGAAGCACGGCAAGCACTGGTACACGCGCGTATATGAAGCGAACGGCATGCTGTTCACGCAGGCAGGATTCACAACAAAGAAGGTGGCTAAGGAAACACAAGAGCACTGGATTGAGATTAAACAGTATGGAGAAGCTAAAAAGGGCTGAAAGCCCTTTTTAGTTGGTGCCGTGTTAGAGTCCTCTAACTCTTATGCCGGCACATCTGTTAGAGTCCTCTAACCTATGGTTAGACTCCTCCTGAACCTGCCCGGCCTCTTTCCGGTCTCCCCGGTGTCCTCGACTGTGACTATATTATAACATGCCGGCGCGGATTCGTCAAGGGGTTTTTGAAAAAAATTTATAAAAAATTTTTTTGAAAAAAGTGTTGACAAATCCCGGTCTTTGTGCTATAATTAAGCCATCAAATGAAGGAGGACGAAGCAATGAAGAAGGAAATCACTTACACTGAACAGGAACTCAAAAATTGGTTTGAAGAAATGAAGAAGAAATATCCGCATTCAATGGCAGAAGAACATTTCCGCTTTGTTGAAATGAATATGTTTGACCATTGGAATGAAGAAAATAATTTGAAAAATGTGCTTGACAAATCTTAAAATCGGTGTTATAATAAAGTCACAAAAGGGAAAGGAAAATCCCCAACACCAGAAAGGAACTAAGATGGAAGAACTGCTGAACGAGATCGCGCGGACCTGGGGTTTGGAAGTTGAAGAAACCATAGAAGCCTTCCGCATGGCGGAGCGCGGCGAGAGCGTCGAAACCATCAAAGAGTATAAACGACTGGTGGAAGGAATGTGGGAAAATGATTGCTTCGGGTTTGACCTCTAAGGTCAAACCCTTTTAAAATGAAATTGAGTTAGTCGCCTTTAACTCACGCGCCGGCATATTAGTTAGAGTCATCTAACTATAATTTATGGGTACCAATTCCATTATACCACTTTCGGGATACTTTGTCAATACCTTTTTGAAAAATTTTTTTGAAATTATGGGATTAAAATTATGATATAAAAAAGCGATTGGATTATTCCAATCACTTTGAAATTACGCAAATCTGTTTAACTTCCCACGGTTGACCACTAATCGCATGACGTAATGCCGCGGCATTATGGGCATCTTCATATGTGTTATAGTGATTGCTGCCGATAAATCCGTAGCATGAAATTACATAGTAAGTGGTCATTGGAATTCCCTCCTTTGTTTGATGACTATATTATAACATTGTTTTAGGATAATGTCAATAGTATTTTGAAATTATTTTTTAAAAATTTTCCGTTTGAAATTCGCCGGTGAATTAGTTAGACTTCTCTAACAATGATATAGTAAAAAGAGTTGACTTGCGTCAACTCTTCGTAAAAGTCGCGATTTCCTCTCCTGTGGCAAGGTTTGTAATATGTGCGGTAAAGAAGTCTGGTTCTTCATAATAAATGGCAAGCGCTCTCATAATACTGGGCAAGTCGGCTCTTTCCGTTTTGGTGGTCTGGTCATTCCATGCGGTAATAAGTTCGTACATGGTAGTTACTCCTTTCCTTTGATGGCTCTATTATATCACATCTATTCTATTATGTCAATACTTTATTTCAATTATTCCATCATCTACAATTGTATCTGTGTTCATGCTATCCATCGTCATGGTGACTGATGTGCCTTGTGGCCGCACTTCTGTGCCCTTCATGCCCCACACATGACCATTCTCATCACGTATTAATGTTATATCTTCCGCATAGTCTACTTTGTAGATTTCGCCCTTTAAGGTATATACTTTATGCTGTGATTGATACAGACAGAGAAAGGCAACAAGAAAAGCGGTGATTGAAGCAACGATAAGACCAAGAGTGTTGTTCTTCATCTTGACTACTTCCTTTCTGCCCTTTGGACATGTTTATTATAGCATAATTTTTTCTCTGTGTCAAGTATTTTATTAAAAAATTTTTTGGTTAGACGCATTGAATCCTCGCGCCGGCGCAAGTGTTAGACGTCTCTAACTAATGCTAAAAAGATGAGCGGTCTTCCAACCGCTCTGACCGGCAGACTTTTTATTTGCACCTTTGAGAACCCTTGTGTCTATGCCCTATAAGAGCGGGTTCGGCGGGAGTGCCCGTTCGGTTCGATCTCTCTCCCTGTGAGTATATAATAACATAAAGCCCGATAAATGTCAAGTATTTTTTTCAAAAAAATAAAAAAATTTTTTTTCAAAAAACTATTGACAACCGTATTTTTATGTGGTATTATATACACGTAAAGAGGAAGGAAAACCTCAACAAACCAGAAAGGTAAGATTATGAAGACCACTCGTTACGAAGACATGTTTGCCGCCGTGCGCGATGCCAAGTGGACAACTGAAAAACTGGATGAAGTTATTGAATACCTCCGCGCGAATCCGCGTAGTAGTGTTGCTGATATTCGTAAAGCGGTATATAGCGATGCTGCGGACTATTTGAAGCAGTGTAACGCAAGCCATATTGCTGGAATGTTGCGGATTCTGCGCGGTCGTCATGTGGTGACTGTTGATACTAAACAGGGTGAACCGATTCAGATTGAAGTTGAAGAATATGGCACGATTGAGGAAAAAGGTCATCCTTTACAGATTAAAGTAACTGATGCAGAAGGCAATAACTATATGATTGATAATCCTTATTATAATACTCATCGGTGTCACTATGGATACAGAAAGATTAAAAAGTGGGTTGTTCCTGAAATTCGCATCTATTCGCTGTGCGAATAAAAGAGGGCAAAACCCTCTTTTTAATATTTGTATGTTAGAGTCATCTAACTACGCCGGCGTGAAAAATTTTCAAAAATCTATTGACAAGTATTTATATACGTGTTATAATATATCCGTAAAGCAGAAGGAAAACTGCTAAAACCAGAAAGGATTTTTATTATGACGAATTTTTTTGAAGATCATCCTATTCTGTGCATTGTATTGGTTATTGTTATGATTGCTGTAATTGCGGTCGCTGTGCGTTTTATTCCTAACGTCGTTTTCAATGGCAATAGGCAAGTTTTTGACACTCGTGTTGGCTTCCACTATGTCATTATTGAAGTTGGTAATGGTGAATTGATTGAAGGTCCTATTTGCGCATGGAATGATTATAAAAATTCCGATGCGGTGCAAGTTATTATGGAAGATGGTACAGTTATTCTAACCCACTATTCTAAGGTATTACTGTGCTCTGAATGCCCGTAAAAATTTTCAAAAACCTATTGACAATCGCGCGTTATCATGCTATAATGATTACGCAAAGGACAAGGAAAAGTCCTAAAAACCAGAAAGGATTTACCATGAACGCTGCTGAGATTAAATCCGTTGCCCGCGCTAACACTGTTGCTTATTTTACCGATGTACTGAACGCGCATGATGCTGTGCAGTTTGGTGAAGCGTCTTGGGCAATTCTGCAAGAGGTCGATGGACAGGAAGTCTGGTGCGAAGTCACGGTGAAAACCAAAGCGTATAAGGCAACGAAAGTCACGCCCGTGTTTGACCCGTTTGAAGTCGCGGAAGTGTGGAAGGCTGAGAAGGCACAGAAGGAAGCTGAAAAGGCTGAGAAGGAAGCCGAAAAAGCGCGCAAGACAGAAGAGAAAAAGAAGAAGGCTGAATAAGCCTTCTTCTTTTCGTTAGTGGTTAGATACCTCTAACTCTTGCGCCGGCATATAAGTTAGAGATATCTAACTCATCGGAATAAAAAATCGCGCTGTTTTTAGCGCGATTATAAATCATCTCCCATAGCTTGTTCCCAAGCACCGCATCCATAGTAAAGTTCCTGCTTTTTGCATTGTTCAGCATAAGGGCACTGCGCGCATGCAGGTTCAAGGTCTCCACCGTATTCTACCAGCGTAGCTAATTCGTTGGTTACTTCGTAAAATTCGCGCTTATCCATTGTAGCTTCCTTTCCGGTTTGGAGAGTTTCCCTTCTCTTTTGTTGCTTTTATTATACCACAGCTGGTGTAGCTTGTCAAGCACTTTTTCTTGCTGGGCTGGCTTATTCAGCCAGTCCCAGCAGGTTGAGCGCGTTGCTCAGAGTTTTTTCGTTGGTCAGCTCGGCGCCATCAAGCTTGATCTGGATTTCTTCGCCGTCCACGTTGATGTCGCCCTTGACGTAATAGGGAACGCTGTCCTTTTCCCACTTTTCACTGGTCAGCTTTTCGGTGATAATCCGCTCGAAATTTTCGCCCTTGTTGTGCTTGCTGTCGGCACTCAGGTCTCCCACGGTTCCGACTTCCACGGCTTTACCGCTTGCGATGAATATCCACGCTTGGTCGCTGTTGACGCGGACGCGGATTTTGTTATACCCGCCGCGCGCGGAGCTTGCCTTGTCAGCTTTTAACAGCGCGGTCAGCTCCGCGAATGTCAGCTTGACGTAATACAGGCGACCGGACTTGACAAAGCCTACGATGTAAGAGTGCGCGCCCGCGGTCTTGTTGTACCAGTAAATCATGCTCTCGTGTGTCATCTTGCGACCCCTTCCTGACCGGGTGTCCCGGTCCCTTGATTGACTATAGTATAGCATATAACCGGGCGCTTGTCAACAGTTTTTTTAGATGTTAGCGAAAAAATTTTTTAGGTGTATCCGCCCCTATATTATAACGCTGTACCACCCCGGTTAGATATCTCTAACTGCCCCGTGTGATAAAAATTTGAAACGGACCGCCCACTTCATTACTTTATCATAGTGAAGTGAATCACTCACTTCATCACTTTACCGTGGTGAAGTGAATTGCCCACCTACCTACTGGGTCAATAGGTGATACCGGGGGCGTTACATCCAGGAAGATGTTGTATCTGGTCACCAGATACGACATGGCCTCCCATTTTTTCCTCACCCAGTAAATTTTAAACTCTCTCACCCGGTAAATTTTAAACCTACCTAGTAAACTCCCGCCCAATAACATTAAAACCCAAATACTTGACACACCAAAGCTCCCTATGTTATAATATAATTACCAAAGTGAGGTGAACGCTCATGAAAAAGAAATACTCACTAAACTACGACATCGAGCGAGACATCGACCGCGTAGCAGCTGTGAAAGATATTTTAGACTAGCTGGCAACCGACCCCACGCCGCTAGAATTAGAATAGATGGGGTCCTATATATTGTATGGGAAAGATGAAAATGGATTGAATGCGGTTTAGCGCGGCGAAACTACCGATGGCAACCGCCGCTACGGTTCATTTAAGAAAAAAGACGATAAGTTGCTTTCATTGGATGAAATTGTTGATAATCCACTCGCAGACCAACAGGCACTAAAACCCATATCATAGAAACAAAATTATACCAAAAAGAAGCCCGAAATCCGCAAGCCCAAGTACGATAAGAAAACTGGCGAACTTATTGATATTGGCGACGCGGACATCCCTGGTATGACAGAGCTATGGGAACGCATCGAGCACCTAGAACATATCGTGGCGCAAAATGAAGGCAAAGCCGCGATAGATGAAGATACGCGCCTACTTGATAATGGATACAGATTGTATCAATTAAAGCATATGCTAATTGATGTGCGCCGCCACCAATACTACCTAAAAGACGCATATAAACCCACATTACATTTCCAAACAATGGACCACCCCAAGGCCGCATTCTACGATTGGACATCCGACGCATCATATTGGATGCCGCGCGATTAGTGGCAAGAGCGTGTCGATAATGCGCTCCTATCCTCAATTTCCCGCAACATCAATGACTACGAAACGCGCAATAATGGGGCGGAGGTAAAATGGGTTGTTAGGAAGCATACATTTGACTGGGAAAATCCACTACATATAAGGGCGCTTATAAATAATTATGACGCACTGCGCGACCAATTTAGAGAGAAGATAGACACTTATGGCCGCACCCTACTATTTGATTTTGAACGTTATAGAGATATGGCCAACCTAACTGAATTGCGCGCATACATACTGCGGCTTAAAATAGAGCGCATTCCATACTCCGACATAATAAATGAACTTCAATTAAAGTTTGGCATTAAATATAATGAAAATCATTTATGTACTATACTTTCGCGCGAAATACCCGAACGTATCGCGGAGGCCGCGCGCAAATATCATTTACTATTGGATACACCGCGCGAAAAAACCAAACTATGTAAGCATTGCGGCCGCTACTTACCCGTCGATCCATTATTCTTCGTACGCAACCGCAGCCGTAAAGATGGATTCTCAGGGACTTGTAAGGAGTGCGAAAAAAGAAAACGCATTGAGCGAGGAGGTTAGGGTGTAAATGACAGACGAACTAAAGAAGCGCAAATGTATTCGATGTAAATAGGAGCGGCCCGAAAACTTCTTCTGCTACACGCCGTCCCAATACTTTCCTGCGCATCGCTCTTTAATATGTACGCCATGCTTGGAAAAGATGGTGCCGCAAGATAATTTAGGAGAAGTTGATAGGTTATGTCGCTACCTAGATGTCCCCTTTGACCTTAACAAATGGACGCAACTTTATAAGGTGAATGGGGAGCATACATTAACGGCCTATTTCAACCTACTTCTAGATGACCATTACGATGGTTTATAGTGGATGGATGAAAATGAAAGATGGCGTATTGCGCGCGCTGAAGGCACCATTAATGACGAAATAGAAGTTATTAATGAAGCAAAATTAAAGAGATTAAAAAAAGAGTGGTCGGCCACATACACAAAAGATGAGTTACTTTTCCTTGATGAATTTTATAACAGTATTGTTGCTTCTCAAAATGTTTCAACACCAATTCTCCAACACTACGCCCGCGACCTTTGCGAAATTGAATTAAGGATTAAGAAAGGATTGCGCAGTAATCAAGATGTCAAGAAAGATATGGACGCCCGCGACAACATTATTAAAATTGCTAAATTTGAAGCCAATAACGCTAAATCCGCGGCGGACTTTGAATCCGTTGGAGAACTAATGGTCTATTACGGCAAAAAGGGCTGGCATCCCAAATGGCATGTTGAGCCACGCGACTCCATTGATTTCATGATGTAGAATATTTAGAATTATATCAAGCGTCTTGTAGTTAATGAAGGAAACTTCGCGGAGCAAGTTGAAGACGCGCGCGAACGCTATAATATGACGGAACGCCTTGAAGAGATTGAAAACGAGGCGGTTGAGTTTGATGAGAATGCGGATATTGAATATGAAGGAGAAGACGAATTCGCGGGCGACCTCAATGGGGAGGGGTAATGATGGCGGATTTAATATTGCGTGATGTCATACCCATTGAGCAAGGAGT